GGCAAAGCAAATACGAAGTTATGTTTTTTGATAGACGAACAACAGCGACACCATACAGAGCAAGAAAAGAAGATAGATGAACTTACTGAAAAAATATCAAATATGTCCCTTGTAACCAATAATAATACCACCAATAAGTTTAATTTGAATTTTTTCTTGAATAATGAGTGTAAAGACGCGATAGATTTCCAGACATTTTTAAAACAATTGAAGATTGACGAAGAAGATTTATATTATTTCGGGAACCATGGATACCTGAATGGAATGATGAATATTATAGATAAATCACTGGGTAGTATGGACGTTCATGAACGCCCTATTCACTGTACGGATATAAAGCGACAAATAATGTATTTCAAGAAGGAAGACGGTTCTTGGGAAAAGGATAAAGAGAAATTACAGATGAATCGTTTAATTTCAACAATAGACAATAAAAGTTATTATCGTTTGGAGGATTGGGAAGAAGGAAAAAAATATAAATACGAAGATATGGATTCTCCTAATTTCAAATGGTATTTGAAAGTAGCAACGGAAACAATGGGTGGTGATTATTCAAAGGATGATATCCACTTGACAAAAATGCTTAATTACCTTGCTACTGAATTCTATCTCAAAAAGAGCAAAAAAATAACATTATAAGCAAATATCGTACAATATATTACCACTGAATCAAACATTTCCCTTCATAAATACTGTTATCATCTTTATCTTTATTATTTTTGACATCATTTGAATTGTTAGGATCATATACACATTTCCAATTACTTGATACCATATCACTATAATTAATACTACTCACACTATTGATAAGATAACCATTTTTTTTATAAAATTTCTTACGTTGATTCCATTGGTTCACAAAATTTGTATGTGCGTCTACAATATCTACAACAATTGGATTATTGTTCTTTACGCGTAATATTCTTCCAATAGACTGTGTAATATCTGTTTTTGGGGTTACCATTACAAGAGTTGATAATGTTTTTATATCCAATGCTTCTGCTGCCATTGCGTAAGTAGCAATAACAACTTGTTTTGTTTCGGAAATAATGAGGTCTTTCTGTTTCATCCCGCCCAAATAATAACCGCACGTAGCAAATGCCTTATGTGTAATTGAATCGTGTAAATATGTTAATAAATTACGATTATGCCCGAGAATCATAATCTGTTTTTCAGGATGTTCTGTAATTAGGTCGCGAACCGCCGATACAATAAATTCACTACGGGGTCCAAACGCACATAATTTTGAAATCATTGTGCTATATTTCGTATTCCCTTTATAATCCAGTTCAACCTCATTGAATTCTGTATCATTTGATTTGTAATGCAACGCACGAACCTTGACAATATCATCCTTGTCACGTTCCTCGTGATATATCTTGGGTCCGATAAACATATATAGGACGTGCGTGAGCCTATCCTTACGTTCAACTGTTGCGGATATACCCAGCATATTTTTAGTGACCGTTTTAAATAATGCTTTGGAGAACTGTTCGCTTCCAATACGATGAACCTCGTCAACAATAGTCAATCCGAAACAATCAAATGCGGTCTTATGTAAATCCTTATTGTATAGTGTTTGTAACATTCCAATGACAATGTCTTTTCCTTCAACGTCATATATGGGACCTTGTATTTTCCCCACTTTTGCGCCCGGAAGGAAATCTTCAATACGTTCAATCCATTGATTCATTAAGAACTCTTTGTGAACGATAACCAGTGTTTTCATCTTCATTCGCGATATAATATTCAATGCCATAATCGTTTTACCGCGTCCACAAGGAACTTCCAATATACCACCATTGCCCTGTTCGGTATCACAATGATCCAAATATATATTTACGATTTTTTCTTGGTAATCCCGAAGTGTTTTAGTAAATGGAATATTGATGTGTTCCGGTCCAGTTACTAACTCGCTTTTAGATGGAATTCCGAATTTTTCAATGCCGTAAAATCGCGGAATATAAATTTTATTCTCATTTTCACGATAACAATAAAATCCATTACTTTGGGATGACGGACCACCGCAATTAATCGCAACAAAAGGTTTAGCATGTAGTTCGTCATACATAAAGTTTAATATTTTAGATGTAAGACAAGATTTGGGAATGGTATACCCTTTTTTTCCAATATAAGATTGACATAAAATATTATTAATCGTTTCAGAATCCAATGTTTTATACCACGGAGTTTGCTTTTTTTTAGGTCCCATTATTATATCTATATAATAATGTTTAGATACATAAATAAATTCAATTTTAGGTTGAATAAAATAATACTGTATAATATATAATGAAAAACGTATTCAAATCATTTACTCCACTTGAATTAACTGTATTAATTCTTTTTGTTTTCTATTTAATGTTTAATGTAGAAACACCCAAACTTATCGCAGAAACAATTGAAAGTCCGATTGGTCTTTTAACATTGATGGTTCTCATATTATATTTATTCTTCTATGCTAACCCTATTGTTGCGATACTATTCATATTTGTTTCGTTTGAATTATTAAAACGTACTTCATATGTCACTGGTCGCAAGGCGATTGTAGACCATACACCTACTCAGGACCGCAAAAACGCTCATATGAAAGCAATGAACCCAGTGAAAACAAAAACACTTGAAGAAGAAATGGTTGAAAAAATGGCTCCCGTTGGTAAAGGCGAAATGGTTGAAATAATCAACACCGGATTCAAACCGGTAGCGACTTCTGTTGAAGGTGCTTCCAAAGTATAAATATCATATATGAATATTAATTGTATATGATACGTCTCTAATCCGATCGTGAAAACACTATCCCTATCTGTTTAAAACAAACCTTTAACCGCATTAGCAACACCATTAAATGCATTAGCAATACCATTAAATATATTTCCGTTATTATCTGATTCTCTAAAGAGATTAATTAATCCATAATGATCTTCTTCTTCTTCATCTTCAACCTTCTTACTATATAATACTATAATAGTCATTAAAATAGTTACAACTGGCATAATAATACTTGCGAATAATGATTGTGTTCCCGATTTATCATCAAGTAATAGGAAGGTGGATATATATAATCCAATTACTAATATTGCCATATAAATTAAATTTGTGGGTTGTTTTAAAACATCTTTGAAAAAATCAAAAGTACCCAAAATATTATAATTAACAAAATCATAATCATTCGCCTTAATATCTTTCTCGGCGTCAAAAAACCATTCATACAATGTATATGGTTTATTGTTACTATTGTGTGTCATATACTCTTTATCTTTACGACGATTAAAAATTCCTAATATTATACTGATTATAATCAAGACAAAATATAAAGATGTCGTAGTTAATGATGATTTATGGGTTACACCAACGGATAATATTGAAATAAATATCCACATAAATGATATTAATAAAATAGTATCAATTCCGCCAAGTAATATTTCATTCTTGTTGACATTGCAGTTTTCATCTACATTATCACCACCACAATTACCGTAATTTTTATCATTTGAAAGTCGTTTAATTATAGGATTAATAATAAAAAGTTTGTATACTTCTGGACCAGTGACATAACCGACAACAGCCGCGATAGTAAAAAAAAACATTGTAGTTGATGTTCGCTGATAACTAATTAGATCTGCGTTTTCTGTGTATTCACTATTGATGGGTACATTATAACTTGCGATTGTTTCACTACTTACACCGGTTGGTTGACAATCAATATATATCTGATCTTCTTTTGAGCTCATAGAATTAACAATCCCCCTATCTGTTTTTTGTGCGTTTTTGGAAGATTTTTTGATAGAAATGTTGCCACGAACGTCACTACCATAAATATCTGTGTAACTACTAGTGGAATTAGGTATATCCTTTACTTCAATAACGTGATTGAAAACTACAACGTGTGTGTTCTCGTTTGTTTTATAGTAATAATAATCAGTAGAGTCTGGTAAGTTAATATTTAAATTGAAATCAATATTACCTTTATTGTTATCGTCCATCATACTAAACAATGTATTCATTGCATTATCTGAAATAGGTAGATTCTCATTTTTTTTAACGGGGATAATGAGATATAATTTGTTATTACCCGCCCCTGTAAAGTCATTATGCTCTATAATAACCTCGGCTTCACCAATACCGTGTGATTTTTCACCACAGTATAATTTCTTAGCAATAAATGATGTATTTAAATTAGTATCAATATTCGCTACAAAGCTTGGCGTTGAGAAATTCAAGGACACGGATGAAGAAGATAAGAAATTGGAGGGATACAAAGAAATTCTACCGTAATTGTAGTCAATGCTACTTGACTCAGATAAACTGGTTGTAACATTTGATAAATTAATTTGTGACATATTTTGTATTATAGTTATATAATAATCAACTATAATATTATTAGAATGGGATGTATTGAAAATCATTATTTTCATATTTGGTGACGTTGAAAATACCATTGTAACCTTCTACATAAACATTATCACCATTCATTATATCATCGCATCCATATTCATTGGAACAATTTTTCCCATTGACACTAATAGGCAATTTCGTATTTACTGAACCCGTATTAGAAATAGTGTAAAAGTTCCATTTGTCCCTACTTGTATCGTTAATTTTTCCCATTAGCGGTAAAATAAGGTTCTCTCCAATACCATTATTATTCTCTTTTGTTAATATGCCAATTTGTGAATAGTTATGTTGTCGTGATGATGGACGTGTTTTTATATTGATAGGAATACCACCACGAACATCTCTCGATAATTGCGGAAAGTGTTGATTATCGGAAAGAGGAGGTTCAGACGATGAATTAAATATATTCGTATTTTTATCTAAATTTGTATTAGATGGGATGTGATTGAAAATATGTATGGGTGTTTTTTCTTGGAAATTTAAATAGACTAAATACCCGATAATTCCAAAAATAATAAGATAGAATGTGATAGCAGTATATTCAATACATATTACACCAGTCGGGCATTGATTAGGCATTATATACATGATATTGATATAATTATTATAATCTACATTGATTTTATGAACCCTTGTAACGCGGACATCAAACGTTTTCCACCTCCTTTCATCATTTTGGCGCCAGGTGATGCGTCTTGTGTAAATTCGCGACCTAAAATATGAAAGGTTTTGGAAAATTGTTCTCCAACGGCATTCATTTTCAATCGTCGGCAATTATAACATTTGTTACGAATGGAAAATGGAAAATGAATAATATTAAGTCCTACAAAATTATATACAATATCATCAAGTGATTCCAACCAAGACCAAATAGTTTTTTCAATTGAACTACCATTTAAACCAATAATATCCAAAATACTAAATACGATAGTGGGTGCAATATATAAAATTTTACCAAATATTTCAATAACGTACCATATTATACAACTGGGTGCTTGAAACAGAATTTTTATGAAACATAATAAATGTGTAAGAATGAATTCAAGCACATAAAGAATAAATGTACCCATTTGATTCATACCTTTAACCAGACTTTCCATACCGAGTATAAGTGCAAGAGAAGTACCCGAAATAATTTCCACGCTACCAATAACACTATTTACCATGAATAACAAGATACCATCAACATTTAAAATAAGTTTGGGTATCATTGCTACCATTTTCAATAGACTTTTAATCATACCAATAAATGATTCTTGTTTCGGTCTCTCTTTAATTTTCAATGCATATAATAATTCATTTGTATAATATTTTATTTTTTGTATAATATTAATATGCAAATATTCACTAAAATAATAAATTGTTAGAAATATGCATAAAATAAAAATAAAAAATGACGAATGCATATAATAAGATATATATTATATGCATGTATAAAACTCCGGGAGCTTAATTTTTTTGGGCGTATTGTGCGTATTTACCATATCGTTGCATGAAAGATTCTGCTTTATTAAGAAGTGGTGCTAATGATTTAACATTGCTTACCATTGTTTCTTGTAATTTCAATACCTCTTGAAAATCTTCTGTTATTTCATCCTTCTTTTCAATAAGATCGGTTTTTTCTTCTTCCGACATATTTTGCATCATTTTGTCAACTACATCATCAATGTTTTCATCGTCGGTGTTTTCAACAGCATCATTTTTGGGTTCAGTGTCATTTGTAGAGGCATCATCATTTTTGGATTTTGATTCCATACCTTCGCTTACGGTTGAACCAAAACGGAAAACGTGGGTAACAACCAACGCAAAAAACAGTATAATCATCATATTTTTACTAAAATATGTCATAATCATCGCAGTAAGGAAGAATACAAATAATGCGTTGAATTTGTTAGACTGGAACATATACATAACATCAAGACAAGACAATAAAGCAATTGTATATAACAATGGAGTATTTTTGAGAACGGGTTTAAAGTTCATATTAAGACTACGCAGACTTTTAAATTTCATATTTATATATTATAACATGAAAAGAAATTATGTATTGTCGGGAATGGTATAAAAATGTTTATGTATCTTTCGTTGAATCAAACATATTGTCCTTATCTAACATGTATGCTGTCGGAATACATTCACTATCATAAATTTCCAAAACTTCCTTGACTACTTCTTCTCTCTGAATATCGTCACATTGGAATTCAATACTTGATATGCTTGATGACCGTCGTCCCTTAAATTTATTTAAGAAATCATCAAGACCATTCATCTCATCTGTATTATCACATTGTTCTAAATCCCCGGTAATAACAATACGACTATTTTCGCCCATTCGTGTGAGAAGCATTTTCATCTGACTAACCGTAGAATTTTGCATTTCATCTGCAATGATCCAACAATTTTTGAATGTCCTACCGCGCATATATCCCAATGGAGAGATTTCAATAAATTTATCTTCAATAAGTTTGGATACTTCTTTGGGTGAAATAAAATTATATAGTATATCATAAATTGGGCGCACCCAAGGAGACATTTTATCTTCGTATGAACCTGGAAGATATCCGAGATCTTCGTCAACAGAAACAGAAGGTCGTGTAAACACAAGTTTTTCGCAATTTCCACAAGCAAAACTACGAATTCCAAATTCTGTGGATAATAATGTTTTACCGGTACCCGCTGGTCCAGTAGCAATAATAATTTTTTTATTAACATTCCGCAGTAAATTATAATATAATTCTTGACTTTTATTCAATGGTTTTGTAATTTTCGCATCAATTTCATCCATTGTGTAACAAGAAAACGATTTTTGTCTATCGTCGCCGCTTTCGCTTGATTTTTTATCATATTCATAATCAGAGTAGAATTCTAATGCGTCATTGATTAACTGTTTTTTATTTTTATAGCCTTTTTGTTGTTTTCCGTGTTTCATATATATTTACCCATATATTTATATTTTTAAGTTACAACGTGTTTATTCTATTCTTCATCGGGAACCAGGTTATGTATGTATTTTGCGGAATTGTAAGCAATGTATACAGCAACTCCTCCAATAAAAGCAGTTTCAAATCCATAATAATAACCCTTGCCTTTCAGTAATCCAAGTAAAAACAATACAAAAAGCAATATAGCAATCGCAAAGGTAAATGCGTATTGAAGCTTGTATATATATGGTATCAATGGAATAGAACCTAATAGTACGAACGATACAAAAGTAGATAATCCAACCATATACGGGTGTTTTGCGTTTGTACGCATGCGTTCTGCCAAAAAACTGGATACACCCATACTAAACCCATCGGCTAAAATAGAAGCTATACCCAAAATAATAATAATATTATGGGGTAATTCAGCACCAACCGACCCCGCAATAATAGCAAATGTCGTAATTAGACCGTCTACGCCACCGTATACAATTTCCGAGTTATAATTTCCACTATCAAACATCAAGTTATATAATACCTATATATTTAAAGAATAAAAAAGCCCCCAGTCATATTTGTAAAATACGAAAAAACAAATAAAACAATATTTTGAAAAAACTTAAAATATACCCATTATAATATAATAGTTTAGTTTAGAAAATGTCTACTGCTCTTACAAATCCCGAACCTTTATTAACTCCAAACGATAGTCGCTATGTAATGTTTCCAATAGTGGATAATGACATATGGAAAATGTATAAAAAGTCAGTAGATAGTTTTTGGGTTCCTCAGGAATGTGATTTATCCAAGGATTTGAATGACTGGGAAAAATTAACGCACGATGAGAAACACTTTGTAAGCATGGTATTGGCATTTTTTGCGGCATCAGATGGAATTGTATTAGAAAATTTGGCAATCCGTTTTATGAGCGACGTCCAGTTGTCGGAAGCCCGCGCGTTCTATGGTTTTCAAATCGCAATTGAAAATATCCATTCTGAGATGTATAGTTTACTTATTGATACATATATCAAAGATCACGAAGAACGTAATAAATTGTTTAATGCGATTGAAAATTTCCCGTGTGTTGAAAAGAAAGCAAATTGGGCACGTAAATGGATAAATGATAATGAAAGTTCATTTGCAACACGTTTGGTCGGTTTTGCGGTGGTAGAAGGAATTTTCTTTTCTTCCAGTTTTGCGTGTATATATTGGATAAAGAAACGTGGTATTTTGCCCGGATTAACATTTTCAAATGAATTGATTTCACGCGACGAAGCCCTTCATACTGAATTTGCGGTATTATTGTATAACAAATTAGAAAATAAGTTGAATCAAGATGAAATACATACATTGATATCAGGAGCGGTTGAAATTGAAAAAGAGTTCATTACTGAATCTATTCCGTGTCGTATGATTGGTATGAACGCAAAATTAATGAAACAATATATAGAATTTGTTGCTGACCGTTTATGTCTTCAGTTAGGGTATGATAAAATTTACAAATCCACAAATCCATTTGATTTTATGGAATTAATAAGTGTGGAAACAAAGGTTAATTTCTTTGAGCGTACAAACTCGGAATATGCGCTAGCAAATAAAACAGTAGATAAAGATGTCTTTGATTTTAGTGCGGATTTTTAAATTTATTAACGATTAATTTATTTTATTCATATAATTTTGAATAAAATTGATTGTATTTAACGAATGTTATATGTATTAAATTAAATAAGCAAACAATATATTTATTATTATGTTTACGACGTCGGTTGATTATTGTACGATTATACCGAGTACAAGTGATGAAAGATATGCGGCAAACGCATATGATATTGCCGATAAATCCGATATGGCGATGAAATTGGGATGTATTGCTGTACGTAGTGGTAAAATTATAGCACGCGGGTATAATAATTATAGAACCTTTTCAAAAGATGGAATGATACATAATTCGTGTTCGTGTCATGCTGAGATTGATGTATTGCGTAAATGCAAAAAAAGAAATATTATGGATAAAATCAACTTGTATGTAGTAAGAAGATCGCGTTCGCTGCGTTCAGAATATATAGATACCTATATGGAGAGCAGTCCGTGCCAAAGTTGCTACGAAACAATGAAACAATTTAATATAAAATATATCATATACTCCGATGTAAAAGGACATTTGATAAAAAAACGTTTCGACCAATTTTACAGTAATTATATAACAAGTGGAAAAAAAGCGATTATTGATAAGCGTGTCAAGATTTTATGATATATGATTGATAAAAAAACGTGTTCGCATATATCAAATATGTTATTTATATGTAACCCAAGTACTTTTTTGTTTTTTACCAATTGATAGGTAAGTTGTCATTAATAAGTTCACACGAACCATTCTCGTGCCATTTACATACAACCGCATATACTTCAACTCCCGCGGTTCTTGCCGCAAATACTGCTTCTCTATATATAGGGTCGATGATAGATGGTTGAAAGCTTGAAACATCAGCACGTTGAATAACAAAGCATAATATGGTACGAATATTTTTCTCTTCTTTCAAAATGCGAAGTTCATTTACGTGTTTGAGTGCTCTTGGACTAACTGGGTCTGTTGCCTTCTTTCTATATCCGTCTGGGAAGTAAGCTACTTTGTTATCAAATGAGAAGTCATCGTAATTTTTCCCCTTTCTATCCTTTTTCGCAATATCTTCGTAGTCTGCAAGCGGCACGGTTTTAACTTCAATAATAAATTCGTTATTGTTATCGTCGTACCCGTGAAAGTCAAACCGAGAATCAACACCTAACTCTTTATCTTTTACTACATATTCACGTTTGTATGTAGTAAAATTAGACAACCAAGATAAATGTCTATTTGAGATACAATTTTCTACGATTTTCTCAGAAAGTTTTGGATGAATACCAACAATCACACGTTTATCCTTTTTTTCATCATATATAACAGATAAATATACAGTATAATCACACTTACTCTTTGGATTGTTGGAAGGAGCCATCATTATTGTTGCGTTTTTGTCAGCAAGACCACAACATCCAAGGGAAGGACAATGTCCAAGAATGCTTGATTCTTCATATGTAACATCCGCAACATATGGAGATTTGATTGAAGCAGAGGGACGCTTGACAACAGTCCCAATTACCAGATTAGACAATTGATGAACGGTAATCATTTGTATTTATACAATAAACGTGTTGTATTATTTACATTCAATTTTTCTATTAATTTGGTATGTAATGGCGTCATTACGTTTTTTATAAATATTCAGGGTTCGGGCGCTTGAATCATACGCATTCACATATTGTGGCATCCAATAATGTTCTATTATATTTCCACACCCTTTATAATATTTATCAAACACCGCAATGTAATACTTCTGTTCGTTCGTTTTTGCATCCAAATATTTATCATAATCATATGATTCTGTATAGTTCAACTGTTTTTCCGAGACGTAATCGTGTATAATCTCATATAGACTTCTGGATTGACAAGAAACACCATCACTGAATGCTTCTTTTGAACGATTTAAAATTATTTCAGGAAGAAGATGTGTACCGTAATATTCTTTTGAAAATGCCTTTCTGAGTAAGAATTTCTCTATTTTACCAGTTACATTGTGATTACGAATATGAATTGGAATACTCATATAATAATTCACAAATGAACGATCCAAAAATGGAGTACGTGGTTCCAGTCCATTGCTTGATATACATTTATCCGACCGTAAAACATCATATTTATGAATATTATAAAGGAGACGATAACATTCCCTATCAAATTCAATATTATCAGGGGCATTATGAAAATACATATATCCGCCACACAATTCATCCGAACCGTCTCCATTCATTATAACCTTTGCATCACTATTTTTTGAAATATACTTTCCAATTAGATAATTGCCAATACTTGCTCTTACAGTAGTCGTATCGTAACTTTCAATTGCGTAAATAACATTATCTATTTCGTTGACAAAATCGTTTTCTGTCAATTCAATAGTCGTATGTTTTGTATGTAAATGTCTCGATACAATAGATGCGTATTGTAAATCCGGAGATCCAGACAGTCCGATTGAGTATGTTTCTGGTGATGGGAGACCGTGTTCTTTATTGTATTCACATACAAGAGCACATATCAGACTACTATCTAAACCACCCGATAGTAAGCACGCGATTGGTCTGTCGGTTGTAGAACAACGTTTAAATACTGACTGTTTTAGATAATAAATGATATTATTATAAATAGACTTCATACACGTGTCTTGATTATAATTATTTGTAATTGCTTGAAATCCAATATCGTGATATTTGAATGACTCGCTGAACTTCCAGTGTGACGTGAAAGATGAATCCCGCGAATATGTGTGATAATATCCCGGTGGAAAATGTGAAATTGTATTATAATCTTCTTTGAAATGTGTAAGACATTTTATTTCAGAAGCAAAACCGCAAATACTTTTATCCGAATTATTCAAACAATTCTCTTTGTTTTCTAGAACATATAATGGACGTACTCCGTATGGGTCACGTGCAACATACATTGTAGGCTCATCGCAAGTTAATGTCATATCAATTAATACAAACGCAAATACTCCGTCAAGAAGACGCAATGTTTGTGACATGCCGTATTTTTTATACATATGTAGGATTACTTCACAATCGGAATCAGTTTTCGGCGTGATATTCATTTCTGAATATAACTCTTTGTAATTGTAAATCTCCCCATTACAAATTAATACCAAATCATTATCTAAGATAATTGGTTGATGAGATTCGGAATTTAGACCATTGATAGCAAGTCGGTGAAACCCGAGTATATAATTATAGAATTCGGGTTGTAAAATAGAATATTCAGGGCCTCGGCTACTCCCTTTTGAAAATTCATTTTTTATAATTTCGTGTGTATACTGTCCGTTATTATTTAGCAAAGCGAAAATACCGCACATAGTTCTTAATATTCATATGTTTACGTTTTTATATGAGTGTCAAAAATATATATTATGGTAATATACTATATAATGTTTATTGACTTTGCTAATATGAAAACAGTTAATGGACGCACTACGAGAAAAAAAACACATATATATGAAAACGTTTCACAACAACAATATCCGAATGTTGACGATACACAACAACATAGTACATTTAATCCTATATTACGAAATGAAATACAGAACGTCCAATTGGATAAAGACATTGAAAACTTTGAAAATCTGGTTTTCTACACTACAAACGGTAAAATACACTCATCCTATATGAATAATGATAAAAATAACGATGATGATAAAAATAACGATGATGATAAAAATAACGATGATGATAAAAATAACGATGATGATAAAAATAACGATGATGATAAAAATAACGATGATGATAAAAATAACGAAGAAATTCAACTAAATGTCAATTACACCACACACATGTATATGGGTGCTGTAACAGTTGTTGGATTATTTGTTTTTTATAGGATGCTTCAAAAAACAAAATAGATATTTATACCAGTTTGAAACGCTTATAAATTTCCAAACCAAGTAACCCACCAAATACCTGTGATAGTGCGTATGGAATAATTTCAGTGATTGGTAATTTATTCACGGATGCCATTACTACGGATAATGTGGGATTGATGTGTCCGCCGGATATGGGTGTTGCAATCAATAATATTAATGATAATGTAGCGCCTATTATTAATGGGTTCCCAGTAGCAAGTATTACATACACAAAAATCGCACTTCCGATTAATTCAACTAAATATTCGTACATATTAAAAACTATTCTGTATATATTTATAGAATAGTTTATTTATAGTCCAGTATCGTTATAATTACGCGCAGTCGCACGTTCGCGCTTGAAACGCGCATATTCGGTTCCCGATGCTGTTTCTGATTTAGCTAAATTATATACTTGACGATAAGGTGTGCTCTGTGTTGCGGTATCTGTACGATGCCATACCATTCGCACACCCGCACGATTTTGTACGTCTTCTCCTTGTCTTTTTCCTAATAAAGTGGGCTTGGGTGAAATTCCGTTCATTGTAATTTATATATTAGTCTTATATTTTTTTACTACATATGTGTAAGAAATTGAAATTATATCACATTATAACATATATTTATGAATGAAGTGAATAATATGTCATTGCAAATGCTACTCGGACATAACGACTATAATAAGTTGGTCAAGCAAAATCCATCAGAATTCCAAAATATAAAACACTCACCTTGTGATATAAAGGTACATAAAGAAGAAATAATACAAACCATAATAAAGTTGATAGATCACGATGTAGATAGTTTAAATAATAAATTAGTTACAATTTTTCAGGATTTTACCAATGAATTATTCAAACATTGGGAATTGTCAAAAGTAAAACAAGATAATAAATTTAATGAAAATGATGACTCAATAAAAGAAGATAAATGATAATATCGTCTAAAATATAATTTGAATAATTTAATCAACTTGTTTGATATTATTATTTGCGAGTTTTTGTTGTGATAGGATGAACTGATCCACAAGATCCACAATGATCCGTATTGTTGTAATCCACTTTTGAAAATATTTTATCTTTGCAGTCGTGTGTTTGCCAACGACCTAGTGTTGTTTTCTGTGTTTCTTCATATATGCGAAACGTATATGGAAAAATAACTGTAACTTTTGATTTCAATTGACTGTATTGTCCCTTTAAAAAATGTTGAATTTTAATAGTATACATAATAATATATAATTATAGATATTTTTTATATCATGATATAATATCTTATATATCAATGACTAAAACACGAAAATTTCGCAGTAAAAACTGCAATCCAAACGTAAAAGGTAAAACAATCAAAAAACAAAGTTGTATGACAACCAACGCATTAATGAAGGTTCGCAAATATTACAATAAATATAATCCTCATTCTAAGATAAACACTCAACAACCACATAGAATATGGTCTGAATTAAAAAGAAAGCTTCATCATTGTGATAATGAAATTTGTTGGTTAGATGAATTTAGAGATATAAATTTGAAATCATATATAAAAAATAAACTATTTTCTCCATCTAAACCCGCAGATTGGAAAAATAATCCACGGAAGTGGATTTCAAATTATGATATTTTAAAGGTTCTCGTTCAATATGAAAATAAATTTCCATTTTTTAAATTAATGAATCCAACAACACTTGATTTTGACGAAAGATATTCATATGGTTTGGGAGGATGTATATCAAATGAAATATGTACGTTTAATTTGAATGACATGATTGAACGCGGATTTACAAAAATCGGGTTTATATTCAACTTATCCAAACGTCACCAAAAAGGAAGTCACTGGGTTTCATTATTTGTAGATATTACAAAAAAGTATATATTATACTTTGACAGTAATGGCAATGAATCGCCTGACGAAGTAACAACTTTAACAAAAAGAATAATGTTACAAGGAAAACAATTAACAAACCCGATAGAATTTGAGTATACACAAAACAAAATTAGTCATCAACGATCAAATACTGAATGTGGTATGTATTCATTGTACTGTATGATTACCCAGATTACTGAAAGTATAAGCGGAAAATCTGCTTCTAAAAACAGAATATTTAATCATCTATTGAATCGTCGTATTGATGATAATTATGTTTTTAAATATAGAAATATTTATTTTAACGAATAATATAATGTCAATATATAGTAAAGATTATAATAACCAAATAATGACTGAAACAAATGAGCCACTAACCCCCGATGCTTTAAAACAAAGACTATACGAGATCATCGCAAATAGTACATCACAAAAAGACAAAGGTGTAGGTATTTGGGGATTTTGGAATGGTGATAAAAAAATATCGGAAGATGATATTTCAGATACTTTTTATTATCAAGATTATGATAAAATATATAAGAAATGGATTAGCAATGAAGGAACGAGTAATGATAAAAACAAACAATTTGTAGTTGGTATAGCAAAACAAATTGTAGATCTATTTACAAGTGCTGTCAAATCCGAGAATGCCGCACTCAGGTTGACTCAGGTGGTTAAAGATAATGCATCTGTAAAAGTAGATATAATAGATACCATAAAAGATGAATTAGAAACTGTTGAGGAATTAATGAAAAGCAACATAGAATTGACAATACAGCAAAAACAACTTGATGATCGTAATAAGATAATTATGAACGAAAAAGAAAAAATTATAACGGAGATAAACCAACAAATTGAACAACAAAAAATAGACCATCGGGATACTTTGAAGGAAATAAAACAACAATCCGATAAAACAATCGAGGACAAAACAAACGAAATAACAAAAGCACAAGAGAAATTAGATATAAAAATAAAAGAATTAGAAACAGTGACAAAGTCATTAACCGATAAAGACGACATAATAAAGGATTTGAAAAGTAAGATGACAGCAGAAGATACAAAAGAGATTATTGATGGAGAGAAAGAAGGTATACTAACAACAATAACGCGAATATTACCACTTAGTTGGAAAAACGCAGTGGGTTTTAATATTGGTAATATAATAACAACGGTTAAAGGTGTACGTCCATATACTCCAAATGATACGGTAGATTATTTTTTACATAATGAATTATTTAAAAACCAAAATACAGAAGAACCGGATACAATATATAATTATGGTGTTCCGATATACACTAATGAACCTCGTACCGATGGAGGCAGAGGCAATAATATAAATAAAAAAAAAACGAAAAAACAGAGAAATATAAAAACGAAAAAACAGAGAAATATAAAAACGAAAAAACAGAGAATTATAAAAACGAAAAAAAACAATTAAATAAGTATAAAAATAATGTAAAACAATAATAACATACAAGATATATATGTCATTATTTGTGACGCGCGAGAATCAAACATTATTATGGAATATTGTAAACAAAAATGATAAAATAAATAATGCGTTTGAGTATAACGTAGAAGAAAAACAATTATGGTTCAAGAATATTATTCAACAATTTCATGAAGATAAATATCAAGTGTATAATGTCGGAGATTTGAAGGAATTGAATAAAACTGTATTACATTATATGGTCCAGGATGTAAAAAAACGATTATTATACTATAATCAAAATCAAGAACCAACGCATCAAATGATGGAGGATCAACAACAAATAATACCAAATGTAGAAGGAGAATATAGTGGAATGAGTGATTATGAAAGACGCGAGCAAGAATATCGTAAACTATTAGAGAACCCACAACCAAAATCAATAGATTTTTCAGATGGAAATAGAGAGGATGCACTAGGTTCTCAAGAATTAGAATATAAAATAAAAGAACGCGAAAATGATATTATAAACGTAAAAAATCCGCTCGTAGAAGAAAATCGGCTATTGAACGACAAGATGGAAAAAATGCAAAAAACAATGGAAGATATGCAAAAAACAATGGAAGATATGCAAAGTGAAATAAATCAAATAATAGTAAAACAAGAAGTATCAAATGTCATAGATTCAGTAGTGAATAATATGAACTAATTATACAGGAATATATGGATTATTATTTTTGTATAATAATTTATAAATATAATACAAATAACCCAAATGTTTTATCAAAAATTATTATTTGATTATATTGGCGAAAATGTGTTATATGTAACAATATACATATTGTTATTGCTATTAATATTCCCTTTAGAAGATATAATTATACCACGTCTATTTGGTAAACTATATGAAACGATCAATAATAAAAAAACTTACGGAGACCCGATGAATATATTGGAAAATATGAAAAAGATGAATACGCCTGGAATATTAAGTTGGATAATATCAATATATATATTTACTCTTATAGCGGAGAACTTAAAATTTTACATAGATTCTTATATTAGTCCCGGATATTTGAAGTATCTACGCTCATTGTTATTTAGTGGTACAATTCATAAACACGAACAAGATTATGAAGATATCAAGTCGGGCGAATACATATCTAAGGTGATGGAAATATCACGCAATGTACGTGATTTATTTCAATATTTAATATCCCATTTTCTACCCTACGTATCTGTCGGGATAGTATTAATGATATATTTGTCTTATCAGGTTCCCGAACTTGCGCCAATATTGTTAATATTTACAATGATAATTATTTTATTTAGTCTATATAGCAGTGAATATATAATAACACTCGTACAAAAACGGGAAGATTTCTTTTCAAAGGAACTTGCTGAGAGTATCCAAGACAAATTACACAATATGATGAATATAGTAATAAACAGTGAAGGATTCAATGCGATTAAAAATAATGATGATATGGAGACTAAAAATAAACATATGATGGAAGATATAATGGCCGCGGAAACAGTATCAATGTTATCAATGCAGTTAATATCAATAATTTCATACACAATTTGCGTTTATACATTGTATAATTTAATGAGAGCTGGAAAATTGGCAGTATCCAATATGATCGCGTATTTATTAACACTTGGTAAGTATTTATCTTATATGCAAAATATAAATTGGGGAATTGTATTTTCAATAAGTTATAAATTTGGAATTTTAAGTTCACATTATGATTTTTTGACTGATTTGTTTAAATATACAAATAATGATAATGAACGAAGTGATTTTGAAGACGGATCAATCGTATTTGAGAACATGAAATTCAAATATAAGAATGAAGGTGAGAATATATTCGACGGTTTAAATTTGGAAATAAAAAATAAAGAAAAGGTGGGAATTGTTGGACGGTCTGGTTCTGGAAAAACGTCACTCACTAAATTAATAATCGGATTACATAAATACGAAGGTTCTATTAAGGTCGGTAATCAAGAAGTAAGTACATCAAATAAGGATGATTTACGACAACATATTAACTATGTAAATCAACGAACTCAATTGTTTAATGGAAATATAATAGAGAATATGACATATGGAAACGATGCGTCGGAGGATGATATAAAAGATTTATTAAATAAATATAATTTAATACGTGTGTTCTCTAATTTAGAAAAAGGATTGGAAAGTGATGTAGGGGTAAATGGTGGTAAATTATCTTTGGGAATGCAAAAAGTAGTAATGATTGTACGGGGAATATTACGTAAATCTCATATTATAGTATTTGATGAACCCCTTGCCGGATTAGATCAAACTACGCGACAAAACGTAATTAATATGATATTAGAAGAGAGTAAGAATAAGACATTGATAGTTATTACACACGACAAGGAAATATTGCCATATTTGGATAGAGTAATAAATGTAAATGACTACCAATAAATATTATTAATATTGTAGGGTTAAGGATATAGATATTTCAATAATAATATGTATATTATTGAAATATTATGGAATTATTAAAAAATTGTTTGTATATTAATTTGGATCATAGAACAGATCGTCTATTGAGTATTCATTCGGAAATGAAAAAAATGGGAATAGAACCCGAACGGTTTAATGCTATAAAACCAAAAGATGGGGCGATCGGTTGTTCGATGAGTCATATTAAATGTTTGCAATTAGCAAAAGAACGGAATTGGGAACACGTATTTATATGCGAAGATGATATAATATTTACAGACAAAGACAAATTTATAGACAGTATTACAAAATTCAATGATACAATGAAGGACTGGGATGTATGTATTGTATCTGGAAATAATGCTCCTCCATATAAAGAAATTTCCGATTTTTGTGTAAAAATACAAAACTGTCGGTGTACATCCGGATATATTGTAAAACGTCATTATTATGATACACTATTGGAAAATTTTAGAACAGGATTAAAAAAGTTTATTCGGGAACCTACAAACGGTAGAGAATATGCGATAGATGTATATTGGAATCAACTACAACAAACCGATAATTGGTATTTGATTATACCACTTACTGTTCTACAATCAGAAGGTTATAGTGATGTAGAAAATCGTGTAGTAGACTATAAATTTCTAATGCAAGATTTGGAGAAGAAATGGTTAGTACAACAACATTATAATAATTTAATTAGAAATTCGCATAAATAGAGAACCCATTACTTGTTTATTTTTTTCCGAATATTCCATTGCTTTCAAATTAGATTTATGTTGTTTTTGTATCATTTTTTCAGCGTGTTGGGATTCGCGATGATTTAATAGTTGTTGTGCGTCGTTTTTATCCATCGGTCCAACATTTTGTTGGTGTCTCTCATTACTCATTTGTTCTACGGACGAATATGTTTTCATTTTACTATAATCACTATCACAAACATCAAAAATTGTTTGATCTTTATGAACCTTTCTCAAATCATCAAATTTCAACTTGCCAAACACGTCACACGCATAATAGTGTGCGTCATCGTCGTCATCATATAATGAATTACCCGAACTATGTTGTAATTCCATAACGTCTTTATGGACGATCATTGCTTGGTTATTTTGTTTGAAATTACGAAAAACCTGACTCATATTGCTTGCATTTATATTTTGCGGAGTATCATATTTATCATCAATATCTTCGCTCGTAAACCAATTATTTTTTGTAGAGTCAATATGTGAAACCATATTTTCTTCAAAAAGGGTATTGAATTCCTTTTGGAATTTTTTTTGATTGGAATTTTTTATTTTTTTTTTGATATTTGTGATATGAATATCATCTTCACTATTAATAGGTACATACACACTTGATTTAACGTGTTGTGTTTGTTTACTATTTTCTTTATAATAATTAAATAATATATCGAATGCCTTTTTGTAGAATAAAAAATAATCACTATTTAGTTTGGATTTGTCTGGATGTGTCATTAATACAATTTTTTTTGCTCTTTTTATCTGTTCGTCGGTGATATTATAATCATCAATATGAAACAATTCTAAAATATCTTTGAAACTATACATTTGTATATCTAAATTGTGGGTCATGGTATATGATAATAATATATTATTAATAAGCGGAAAATACATAAAAAACTAATATATATTTATGTATAAATATGAGTGAATGTCAAAGATCGTTTATTCGCGAAATACCAACAAAAGATGACTTTTTACATATATTAAAGGAAAACACAGGAGTATTATTGTTTAAATTTGGCGCTACGTGGTGTAAGCCTTGTAAACAGATTGATGAATTTGTAACGCAGCGTTTCTCTGAGATGCGCGGGGATGTATTATGTGCGGTAATTGATATTGATGATAATTTTGAGATTTATGCGATTCTAAAAAAGAAGAGAATCGTACAAAGTATTCCAACGATTTTACGTTATGATTGTGGGAATATTACATTTATCCCCGATGATGTTGTAACTGGAACAGATATTCCTACACTTGAATTGTTTTTTGAAGACCTAATTGAATAATTATTGTTTGCGTTTATGTTTTGAATATTTAGTTTTATTCTTTTTATTCTTTTTATTCTTTGTGACCTTATTATTTTTTTTAGTTGATTTATTCGTTTTCGGTACGATTTTAGATGGTCTGGATTTTATCTTTTTACCGCCTCTTATATCATCTTCATCAATGAGTTCTTCAATAGGTTCTTCGTCAATGGGTTCTTCATCTTCGTCAATGGGTTCTTCATCTTCGTCAATCGGTTCTTCTTCTTCGTCAATGGGTTCTTCATCTTTGGGTTCTTCTTTGTCAATGGGTTCTGTATCATTTGAATTTTTTTCGGAAGAATCCAATAAAGTAACATATGCTAATACAAGAGAACTCAAGCCAATCATACCATAAGCAATTAAAGGAATTTTAGGTTTACTCAAATCCATTTTAATAAAATATTAATATTATATTTTATTATAAGATAATAAAAAACAATGTTAAAAATCAAACTCCCAATCTTCAAATAATTTACCTTGATGTAAAAAATGTTCTCGTGACACAAATAAATCGTTATATTTATCGATGGTTTGTAATTTGATGTGTATGTTGATATTTTGATTCACAAGCAATTCAAGAACCTTTTGTTTATGTAGATTTGTATGTATATCAATACTTGTTGGTTCTTGATTATTGATAATGGAATGATATATAACTCTTTCATCAATACCAGTTTTATAGATATCTTCAATAGAACCTAAATGTACTTTTAATATGCGATGACAAAACATAATAATACACATAGGATACAAAAATAAGTACATGAATAAAGTGTATGTTTGTATATTATCCAAGCACTTATTTATTTATATAATTATTATAGTATTGATTGTTTCAACGATCCTAAAACAGATAATAATATATAATGCAAACTATATAAAGTAAACCCTATATAACACTGTATATGGTGTCAAATAATATTGATAAATGGGAAAAATATTTAACGACTGATGATTATGTATATTTAGTTCAATATATAGAAAATATTAAAAACAGCGTGTCAAACGATAAAATGATTATTTTGGTCGGACCAGGAAGAAGCGGAAAATCAACACTGAAAAAAGATATTTATTCATATCTGGGTGATGAAATGTGTGGATTATATTGTATGTCTGACGCTCGCGATATCATTTATGATGAAACTATCAAACCGTTGGTATTTTTTGACGGTATTGATGAAATATTCAAGAATAAGAAAACCGTCCAATCGGTTTTAAACTTTATCAAATATAAACAATCATTTATCGCAGACACACAGAATATGGAAAGAGTAAATACAAAACTTGTTGAACGTTCAAAAATTATTACGATGACTCATATATTTTAATAAAAATAGGTGTTTGAAATGTTAAACCACCCAAAGAGTTAAAATTGTATTCGTTTTAAATATCACAGAAGTGAATAAATGTGTGTATAATATATATAAAATAAATCTGTAATATATATTATAATGTTATCTACGTTGTTTAATGATAAAATAAGAGGCGCTTTAATTGATTTTTCAACACAAAAAGATACGACAGACAATAGTCAAGATTCAACAAATACCCAAGAACGCGAGAATAAAGAAATAGTCATTAAACATAATGACGATACTGGTGAATATAAACGTTTATATGAAGATGAGTTAAATTATGACTTATCAACATTATTGGAAAGTAATAATACACAAGACTATGAAATTAATTTTGTGTTGATGTATGTAAATGATGAATTAAAAATACCATTCGGACAATATTTTTTTGAAAAAAAAGACAATGAAATGGTATTACCCAAGGTTTTGATTAATAAGTCAAAAATATACGATTCATCACAAAAATACACAGAAGAATCGGATTATGATAGTAAACATTATATATTCATAGATAATATGAAACAAAAATTAAAAACAAATTATAATATAGAGTTTGACACAGTAAAATACAAGGGATATATTATATACAAATCAAAGATATATGTTCTCCTTGATACACTTCAAACATTGTTTGAATATGGGTATATGGCAATATACGATGAATTTGTATACGGAAATGAAATACGAGAATGTAAGGTAAATGATGAAATCCTAACGTTTTTCAAGGATAACAAGAACATCCAATATTTTACAGATAAAGATGGAAATAGGTTAGATGTACCCCTTCACGGCTATTTATGTAAATACGAGAATAACGAATTGATTAATGTAAAAGAAGAAGAATCATTTGAAGATATGTTAGATCATAACATTTTTGGTATGAATTATGTATTCAGCGAATTTTTATTGGATGAGGATAACGATAATAAATATATATACAAGAAATATGCGGTATTTATAAACGACGTTTTATTGAAAACTGATGATAATACAAAACTATCACCAAGAATGGCGGATATTGAAGATTACAAAACATACGAAGAAAATGATGATTATGAAAAGTATAGTTCAATTTATTATCACGATGGTTCATCTCGTACATTTATATTAGTAAAAAAATACGAACAATTCTGTCCGATAGAATAATAGCTTATTACGCTTCCGGAAAATCACGTAAATAGATTTCAAGATTGTCAATTGAAATGTGTTCGTTCATATATGTTTCAAAATAGGTGCGAATTTCTTCTACAATTGGAGAACGACCATATAATGTCATAAACGACTTCACATATTCGTCAATGGTTTCCTTACATTCATTGTATTTTCTGGCTGCGTCAGAAGCGGATTTCTCCTGAGTACTGCGATTGTGTTCTGTCTTCATTCCAGCTTCAAGAAGATCATGTTCTTTATTACGAAGTATAATCTCAAACTCTTTTAATTTATCCTCTTTCTCTATATATTGTGATGCACTATCAGGAAGAGAATCTACTAAGTTAACATACCACGGATGTCGCGATTTGTCTGCGGTAATAATAATATTACAAATATCGGGTTTATTCAATGCGTCATATCTACTACGTTGCTCTGTATTTTCCTTGCCCTTAAAAGTACTTATAAATCTATTAATTATTGCCTGGTCGATGGATGGACTTGTTTCCATGAGTCTGTCAAATTCTTGACGATTATATTTCAAAAAACTACCCGCATCACTGCGTTCATCTGGTGCTTTTGATAATTCAATGCGTATATTACGTGCATATTTATCCCATGCAATATACATGACACGATGTGACTCATTCAATTCTGATATCTTCAAATATTGTTGTATGGTTGTCAAAATACCTATAAATATATTAAGAGTACCAATTACAAGGGGTGCGGCAGGTTGATATTCCAATGGTAAATTCTTTTGTGCGAATGACGCGGTACCACTAATTGTGGATAATACAATAGCCGGAATAGTAAACCATGCGTGCGATTTTGAATACACTAAATGAGATTCGCGATGTAACCATTTATAACACTGTGCTGCATCGCACCATTGAACCAAAATTTCCTCATTTTCAGGAGACCAATCAATCTTTTTCTTCTTAGGTTCTTGGGGAGTATTTGTATCAGAATCATTATTTGAAACAATTTCACTTGTATTATCTATCATTATTATATTATATTACAATAAAATATAATATATACGTTCATTTTTATTTTGATGGATTCAATAAAAACATTTTTGCTTGTGCTGATTTTTTTTTGGGGGTGTTAGTTATGTTACTGGTATTTGTTTGATCGGTTTCCATTGATATTGAACTTGGTGTACTCGGAATACTGGACTGTAAATCTGTACCTCCATTAATATCTACTTTCAAAGGTTTTTCTAATATATCGTTTTTGTTACTTGTTGGATTCGTATTATTCGTATTATCAGAATATTGTGATGTCGTATCGTTTGTTGGATCGGAATCGTTTGTTGGATCGGAATCGGTTGTTTGATCGGAATCGGGGATGGGATCGGAATTTAAAATCGGGTTTTCATTGATATCATTAATAGAAAAATTAACATTTGACTTGATATTACTTTCAACTTCGTTATAAAAATTTTCTATTTTAGAATACATACGTTTCAAGTATTTTCCTTGAGAAATATGAAAAAAAGCAATATAATTCGTATATAACACAGTTTGTTCCATAAGGATACTATTTTCATATTGTAATGTATTAATGAAATTTGAGATAGAGAACCCAATTTTATGAGTATCATTATAATGAGTCATAGAGTCGTGACGAGTAGAATAATGTTCGTATAATATTGAAATAATATGAAGAATATTACTATGTATATCCTTAATATCTTCAATACGATATTCAAGGAAGGGTTCTAAATCTTTGTATTGAATATATTGTCGCAATTCATAATTATCAGAATTATCAAAATTATCAAAATTATGCTTTTTACAGTTCTCAATCATCATATTGTATAATTTATAATAGTCACAATACATACGATTATTTATGAATGAAAGTGTTTTCTCTAAATTGTCGTATTCAAGTTGAAAGGATTTATATTGGAAATAGAAAGAGTCTAAACAGAATAGAAAAACCTTTTTGCTGTTATTTTCAATTAATTTAAAATATGCGTCTCGTAGGCAATTGAGTTTTTTATGAGAATGTAATTTTATTTTATTAATTTCGTCTATTGTATGCGTTATATTTTTGAAACTTGTTTTTAATTTATTTATTTCAAAAGCGTGGGTTGATTTTATAGATGGTTCCATTATATAATGTATATATTTATTATTTTAATAAATTAACAATATGAAAAAATAATGTATATACTATAATATACCATCATCATGACAACAAATGATAACATTGAAATGTCAAAGACATTAATTCGCGTATCAAATGATTTGATTAATGACCTATTAACAAGTTTTCCGGAATGTGAAAAAATATTGAAAGACGCAAGAGAAGATATTGAAGAAAGTAAATATTTAGAACATTGTAAGAAGGTTTATCCCGAACGCTTTTTTGACATTCTTTATCAAAATGATGAAATATTTGGAGATGATAATATAAATACACAGTTTTTACCTAATATAGATTTCAAGATTTTTTTCGAAGCAGAAAATGTGAGTGAAAATACGCGTGCAGCATTATGGCAGTATTTACAATTAATATTATTTACAATTGTAGGAGATGTTAAAAATACAAAGGATTTCGGAGATGCAGCGAACTTATTTAATGGAATAGACCAAGAAGAATTACAAGATAAAATGAAGGAAGCGTTTCAAAATATGGGGAGCGTATTAGAAAACATGACAAAAAGTGAGAATGATGAAGATAATAGTGAGAATGATACTTCTGACGTACCAAAAGATAATATTCCGCAATTTGATAACATAAAAGATCATCTACAATCATTATTTGACGGAAAAATTGGTTCATTGGCAAAGGAATTAGCGGAAGAGGTCGGAGACGATTTCAAAGATTTATTGGGAGATGAGAATACAGAGGCAAATCCCAAAGATATTTTCAAAAAGTTAATTCGTAATCCTAAAAAAATTACAGATTTAATGAAAACAGTAAGTGGTAAGCTGGAAGAAAAGATGAAATCGGGAAATATATCAAAAGAAGAATTGATGAAAGAAGCGGGGGATATTATGAAAAAAATGAAGGATATGGGCGGTGGAAAAGAATTCGGAGATATGATGAAAAATATGGCAAAATCAATGGGTGGCAAAAATGCGCGTCCGGATATGGGATTATTTAATCAAATGATGAAGAAAAATGAGGCACGTGAGCGTATGGCGCGGAAATTAGAAGAACGTCGTGCCGCGAAAATAGTAGAAGAAAATAATAAAAAGAAATTTATAATTGAAGGCGATGAAGGGCAGCAAAAAACAACGGTAGATCCCAAACTGTTAGAAGAAATTGAAAATATGACGGATCTGGCTGGTAAACCTAAACCTATTTCATCAAAGAAAAAGAAAAAGAAGAAGGGTAAAAAGTAAAATATATTGTATATATATACAATGAATCCATTCAAATTTATTAAACTCCATATTTTTTTGTTATCATTTGTATTTGGACTATTTACGGTATATGTGATAATGCCAGAGGAAAAGAATATATTTGTGTATCCAACACCTGAAAATGTGAATAAATTACAATATAGAGATAATTCAAATACGTGTTTTGATATTCGTCAAGAAGAAGTAAATTGCAATGACTATAACAAGATTGAAAAAATACCTATGCAATAAGTTATAATTTATATCTATTAATATATATATTATGAATACAATGGATCGTTTTACAAAAACAGAACCCGGAAAAATAATGTTGTCTGTAATACTTGGTTTAGGATTAGCAACATTATTTAGAAAGGTATGCAATGATAAGAAATGTATTAATTTCAAAGGACCCGTTCTATCTGAGTTTGAAGACAAAGTATATCAATACGGCGACAAATGTTATAAATATGATGTACAAGCCAATAAATGCGACACAAGCAAAAAAGAAATATTAGTAGAATAATGCGTTTTAGAATAAACATTATATTTATATTTATACATATATAATGAATAACACAACCAATATATCTGATTTACCAATTGGTAATGGGGAACCAAATATGAAAAATACACTCGTACCAAAACAAATGGATTCAGACCATTATAAACCAATTAACGTTCATCCGAATCCATATGGAATATCCGAAGAGAACCCAATTCGTCAAAATCCACAACAGTCTTATCAACAAGAAGACGATAAAGAACTTAAATTACCAGACAATTATCGTGAAATGGTGATGCAACAAAGTATGGGTAATTCTTTGCCATCACGTGATATACCAATTGATAATAGTGAATATATGAATGACGAAGAAGTACAACAAAATTTTGTTCCGAGGAGAGAAAAACACGTGGATTTTCTATTAGACTACGAACACGAATTAGAGAAACAAACCAAAAAGGATCAGGAACACCATAGAAAAAAACTTCTTGAAACTATTTATGATGAAATACAGATTGCCTTGTTTGTATCTCTATTATTTTTCATATTCCAAACTTCTTTATTTCGGAAACTTTTATGGAATAAATTCCTGTTTTTACCCATTATCAATAATGAAGGCAATTTGAATCTATATGGGGTAGCATTTAAAAGTTTTTTGTTTGGAACATTTTTTTATACAAGTCAAAAATTGGCAACATTCTTAACCGAACTATAAAGGTATACACATTAATATAAATAATTTTCGTCACTTTTCATTACACGTTCCTTTTTTGTTTTTGATTGTCTTGGTGTTCGTTTTTTTAATGTTTTCCTTGATTTTTTTAAAACAACTCCTGGATCGTATTTCAAGAACCATTCATTATATTCTTTTGTATTTCTCTTATTTCGTAATAACTTATAATGTTCCGCTTTGTTCTGACGTATATCAGTGAGTGTTTTTTGCTTTCCAAAACAAGATATAGAAAAGCGTTTTAATAAACCTTTATTTGATAAACGATTGCGCGCTTCAACATCAAACAAATATTTTGCCATACATAATAAACGGTCTTTTGTATAATGCTGTGTTCTTGCATACATTAAAGCAAGATATAATGTTAGTATTGTATCTATTGTTGCGATATTTATTCGTTTTCCGTGGATTTTAATTTTATTATAACTATGACACGCAACGGGCTTGTATATAAATAAAACCGGTACGCCAAAAATCTTAAATTCAACATGTTCTGAAATAAGTTCATCAATACCTTTATGTACGACTATGTCTACGTCTGTAAAGTTATTTTTTTTTAAGGCGTCCTTTAATATACTTGATGTAACTTCTGGGTTCTCACATAATATATCAAAATCGGGAACCTTTGTCGTAATACTTAAATCATCATTCATATACTTTGAAAATAATGACGCGGCATATCCACCAAAGAAAACAACGTCTTGTTTTACCAGCGAATCCCAAATGATGTCAAAAATATTATCATTTGTTTTTTTGTCGTTATTTAATGCAGGTAACTTACGCTGAAATTCAATCACATTGCAAGGTCTTCCTGGATTCATTGGATAGTATTTGTTTAATAATACCAATCGCTTTAATACCTTCTCCCATCTTGACACATCTCCGCGAGGACGGGATAATTCTAAATACATATTCATTCGTAAAAAATCGGGGGGACTATAATTAATACCGTGTACGACTATAGTATCTTCTAATAATGTTTCAAAAATGCTACTATCTATTTGTGTAATATCCGCAATAGGTATGAAATTTACGAAAACCTTGAATGTACCTTTATGGACTCCTGCCTTCGCTTCAACGTCAACATAACCTGACTTGTAATAATTATCTGCTAATTCAACAGCGTGTTTCAAAGCATTAGGACTGTAAAAATCGTAATCTGGAATCTCAATTTCTTTATCGTAAAATTGTGCTTCCTTTGGTAAAATATTATTGATAGCCGTTCCACCATAACAAATAAGTTTTTTCTTCTTCAAAAATGATTCAACAATTTTTAACATCTCATTAATCTCATCACTATTTGCCATTTTTTTCTTGGTAACTTTTTCTGTTACATCTACCGCCTGACGCAAAATAGTGAGCTCACATTCTTGAAATGTCATTTTGTTGTTGCATAACTCATTATTGTATTTATTCTGAACCTTGGAAAGCTCCTTTTTATTGGAGATATTATAATTATATGATTTGGTGGGTTCAATATTCACAGTATCCATACTAATAAATATATATAATATTCGTATATATTTATTCTTGAATACGATTAATATATGGTATCGCAATATTAAATGGTATAATTGCTGATTTAAATCCTTTGAAAAATTGTTCGGATTCTTGCAATTGTGAATCGTTTACATAGTAACGATAATATAACATTTGTATTCCATAATGTTGAATTGAGCTGATTAATGAAATATGATTTACAAAGTTATTTGCGAATAAATTACCTATTTTCCCATTTTCGTTATAATACTCGGGAACACCCATTGAAATTTTACGAAGAGTTACATAATCATTTGAATCTATCTTAACGCTTACTTCGTCTAAATTCATAATACTATATTTTGATAACAATGATCCATTTTGAATATTCACTTGTTTTGATAGGTCATAGCACACATCCATTTTATCACACTCAATATCATTTTCATAATTATTGAATAATGTATTGTCAAATATTAATACTACTTTTTTCATTACATCATTTAAAGTTGTTTCATCAGTTATCTTTTTATCATATAATTTAGAACCTAACGCAAAATCAACCGACTTTGATATACTTGTTAATGCAGCAGATAAATCATCTTTATTACATTTCAAACGTATATTAATAAATAGTGGGTCATTTGTATTTGGACACGGATATGAGAACCCAAAGGTTGATGCTGCCATCAATGCGTCATCTAATAAAATCTTGTTTTCCGTATCATATGTTTTATATGTATTATCTGTTGTATATGTTACATAAGGTTTCATATTAATGAATAATACTTCAAAATCTATTGCACGACAACCACGTGTTAAAACATATTTTATCATATCTTTACTCACATAATTACCACTTATAGCAGTGTTGTAACTGGACTTTATAATATATTCTTTTAATGGCAACAATGTTTCGCCATTATAATGTGTAATTCCAGAACCAATGGATGTTTCTGATATTTCACGAACTTCGCTTTTTTTCGTTTCAAATAGTCCTTCTTTTACAGAAACATAATTACAATATAATGTCGTGAATGTCAAATATAGAATGAATATTATTATCAACAATAACAATACATTATTTAAAGTCATTGTTATTTATTATATAAAGATATAATATATTTTCTATATAATAATATGGCGGGTGGATTACTAAATTTAAAATCACGAGGATCTAATAATATAATATTAAATGGAAACCCAAGTAAAACGTTTTTTAAAGTTGCTTACAGTAAATATACGAACTTTGGTCTTCAGAAATTTCGCATAGACTATGATGGATTGAGAGAATTACGTCCGAGTGAAGAATCAAAATTTACTTTTAAGTTTCCGAGATATGCAGAGTTACTTATGGATACATATTTGGTGGTTACATTACCAAATATATGGAGTCCGATACATCATCCTATTCCAAACACAGGTAACGGTATAACTAAACACACAAATGGACGATGGGCTCCATATGATTTCAGATGGATAGAAAATATTGGAACACATATGATCAAAGAAGTAGTTTTATCGTGTGGTTCAACAACTATACAACGATATACAGGTGAATATTTAGCAGCCATGATAGAAAGGGATTTTACATCTGAAAAGAAAGATTTATTTTATCAAATGACTGGAAATATTCAAGAACTCAATAACCCAGCAAACGTGAATGGACGACATAATACATATCCATCCGCTTTTTATACCCCGTCGACAACGGGTTCTGAACCCAGTATACGAGGGAGAAATCTATATATTCCAATTAATTCTTGGTTCACTATGGATAACCGTACTCCATTCCCGTTGGTATCATTACAATATAATCAATTAGAAATTTCAGTTACATTACGTCCAATACAAGACCTATTTCAAGTACGGGATGTTTATGATAATGTATATAATCGTCCATATGTGAGACCGGATTTTAATGAAGACAGATTTCACATGTATCGTTATCTACAATCTCCACCCAATGTGTTTTTAGATTCACAAAATTACGAAAATCAATTAAATACGTGGAACGCAGACGTCCATTTAATTTCAACATATTGTTTTTTATCTACTGATGAGGCACGTAAATTTGCAATGGAAGACCAAATATATTTATTCAAAAGTGTATACGAACATAAATTTGAAAATATTACGGGTTCTAAGAAGGTTAAAATAATGAGTAATGGTATGGTTTCTTCTTGGTTATGGTTTTTACAACGTAATGATGTGAATCTACGAAATGAATGGTCCAATTATACAAACTGGCCGTATAAAACACAACCGGCAGATATTGAATTATCTTCACGTAATATCAAAAATTATTTGGATAACCTTGATATTCCGGGAACTATACCCAATAATTATGGACCGTTTATTGACCCACACGATGGACGTAATACAGGTATTTATATAACAGGTGATTTCAAACCTATTAATCGCAAGGAGATTCTTGAAACAATGGGTATTGTATTAGATGGTGATTATCGCGAGAATATTCTTACGCGAGGTGTATACGATTATATTGAAAAATATACGCGAACCAATGGTTCCGCGCAACAGGGTATTTATTGTTATAATTTCTGTCTCAAAACAGATCCAAAGGATTATCAACCGTCAGGAGCAATAAATATGAGTAATTTCAAAAATATTGAATTAGAAATAACCACACACGTCCCAGAGGTTGATTTAGTTAATTCGTCATATCAAACTATTTGTAATGAAAACGGAGAAACGATTGGGGTACGTGCAAGTTCATATCAATTATACGATTACAATTACAACTTGGTTTTATATGAAGAGCGTTATAATATATTATCGTTTATTGGAGGTAATTGTGGGTTAATGTATGCTCGTTAAATAATGATTTTTAATCTATTATTATATCATAATATAGTAATAGATAGATATGGAAAAAAAAACAACATGGAAAAAAAAACCATTAAAGGAAGGGTTACAAATGAATAACACTAAACACAAACTTAATAAAATAAAAATGAAAAAGGATATGAATTTTGCCAATATTGAATCATTTATTGATATATTAGATGATATACCTGATAATACAAAGGAAGGCTTCGCGTATGGCATAACTACAACTCAACCAGATCCAGATGAAGATTATGACGGTGTAGATAATGTTAAAAATAAAGAGACGGGTAGCAATAATGCAAATAAGTTGTATGAATTGATCAGGTATCTTTCGTTTCTTTTCTCATTTGCTTTCATATCAATACGGTTCTTTATTTATTCTATTGCGGAAGGCATTTACGATATATTATCGCCCGAAGATAATAATGATTCTTCCGGTTCCGATAAAAAATCAACTCTATCCATGGACTATTGGAATAAAGCTTGGACCACTTTACAAGAAGAGCAGAAATCAAACAAAAAGGACAAAACCCATGCGGTTGATATTAATTTAGAAACAGTCGGCAAAAGTAAAAAAAAAAGAGACAAAGTAGAGGATATTCAAACTATTTCTAATACATTTTTATGGGTAATGTCGTTTATATTTGGAGCAATAACATCGCATTCATTATATTTTTATATGTTTTACAATGAAATCCCAGGCATTGAAAGAAAATTAGATGGCGGAGTAAGTATGAACGAGGAAATTGACAAGACACACCACGGAAATCGCGTAAACTGCTTACCTTTGTTTGCATCAGTAAATCTGTTCGCTAAGAAAATATTTTGTGATCCAACATCTATCTCTCCCGCGGATATAGTAAATTCACAAAATCCGACAAGTAATATTAATAGTAGTATGTTCTCTATATTGAAAAGCCTTATTTTTAAAATATTTAAACCATTTGTATCTCTAATAGAATTGTTTCATAATTTTTTACTTGTATATATTCCAAACGTTATAAACGGGGAACACGGTTTTCTCGGAAAAGATTTTATTCCATTTATACCAAATATTGGTACTATTTTAAAAAAATTAAAATTATCCTTTAATGGGTCTAAATTTCTTATCCTATTGCTTATGAGTACTCTATTTTTTTATCATAGTGGTAGTGATTTTATGAGATACATTATTGGCACACTTTCGGGAACCCCGAAAGCAAATGGTTTTACTATGTTTATTTATTTACTTATTTCTTTGGTCGCGTTTGGACTTATATATGACAGTTTCAAAGGAATATCCAAGGAAACCGGAATAACATATTTGAAAGAGCAATTGGTAGGTGACAATTTATCAGGAAATGTCGCAGAAACTATAAGTTCAACAACACGCAATATCATAGATAAGTTGAAAAATCGCAATAATAGTAGTAGAGTAGGTCCAGTTCCATTAAATGGTGGTGGTAGTGTTGATGGTGTTACTACAAAGGTGTCAAAATGTGATGATATACACGAACATCAAAGCATATTTATCAAGTCATTAATGGGATTAGAAAACGCCCATCCAATACTTGGTATTGTAGCACTACCAATTCTATTCGTATTGAATCTAATAATATTCTTGACTATTCTAATGTTATTATTTGGACTTGGACCTATTTTTATACTATTATATTTATTGGGAATTATTTCATATACAACATTCAATTCTAACTTATTCCAAATTATCAAAAACAATAAGATTATGTTACAACTTGACATTGATGATAAAATAAATTTAGACGCAAAAAATGACAACCCGGACCCGGCAGCTTATTTGAATAAAATAAATTCAATCTCACATAAAATCAAACAATTTTTGATTAATAATATATTATCATTATTTATTGCTATTTCACTATTCGGTATAACATACGATAGTTACAGTAATATTAAACAAGAAAATGTTAGAATTATATTCTCTATAATGTCTGGTGCGATTGGTGTTATTATATTAGCGATTACAGTAATGAGACATAAAAATAATAATCACATAACAGTTGGTGGGTTAACAAATGATAATTATGGTAAAAATTTCTTTGAAAACTATACAACAGATAATATAACCGTTGATTCTAATACCGATAAAAATATTGTAATAAGCAATATGTATAAAGAAGTCATTGAAAATAAATTTGGAGATTTTAAACCACTGGCAAATAATATATTTGATTTCAACAGAAATGACGACGCAAAACAAACAATATACAATAAATAAGTAATGTATTTAAAAACAACAGAATAGTATAGTTATTATGAAAAAAAAATATTATCCGTTCGTCAGTGTATGTACGCCAACATTTAATAGGCGTCCATTTATTGAAAACATCATAAAATGTTACAAAAATCAAAAATATCCAAAGAAAAGGATGGAATGGATTATCATTGATGATGGTACCGATAAAGTTCAAGACATTTTTGACAAACACAAAATTCATAATTTGAAATATTTTGCAACCGAGAAAATGAATTTGGGAGAAAAACGTAATTATATGCATACAAAGACAAAAGGATCCATCATTGTCTATATGGATGATGATGATTACTATCCACCAGAACGCGTACAACACGCAGTTGAGCGCTTACAAGAGAATCCAGATGCGTTATGTGCCGGTTCAAGCGAATTATATGTATATTTCAAAACAATTAAAAAGATGATTCAGTTCGGTCCATATGGACCCAATCATTCAACCGCGGGTACATTCGCGTTTCGTAAAAAAATGTTAGACCAGACCCAATATGATAATAACGCTGCTTTGGCAGAAGAAAGGGCATTTTTAAAAGATTATACAATTCCGTTCGTCCAACTGGACCCACTCAAAACGATTTTGGTATTTTCGCACGAACATAATACGTTTGATAAACGTGAATTACTTAAACAACCAGAGTCTCAAGTTATGAGAACAAGTGATAAAACCGTTGATACGTTTATTCAGAATGACAATGAAGTTGATATTAAACATTTTTTTATGAATGAGATTGATGGATTACTTGACAAATATGAACCCGGTCTTCCGATTAATAAACCTGAAGTTATAAAGCAAACCCAAGAAATTAAAGAAAGGCGCGAGAAAATGCAACAAGAACACAATCAGCAAGAAGCGAACACACCCACCGGTATTATTGTAAATATGGAAAATGGTGGAAAAAAAGATCTTACAAAAAGCGAAATCGTAAGTCTAATTACTAATCTTCAAAAGAAAAATGCCGAATTATCAAATTACGTAAATTCTAATCCGCCTATTCATATCAACGATAATGAAGGTAATCGTACACAAATGACGTCTTCTCAAATTGTAAATCTTATTACCACATTACAAACTAAAATAACAGAAATTACAAATAAATATAATATTGAAAAGGAACAATATGAAAAAATAATTAGCAAGATGAGCGATACTATAAATGCGTCAAAGCAGAGTATTGTAACTCTTTTACCAGAAATAGATGTTACTGTTGATGAGGAGAATTAAATAATTACTAATAAATAAGTATTAGTAATTGTATTGTATACATTAATCTGTGTCTTGTTTGGCATTTTTATCCAAATATCGGTAAACGCGACGAATATCTAATTTATTGATATCTAATTCATTTAATTTTGACTCAATATCAAAATAAACCGTCGGGTCCATTTTTTTAAGTTGTCTTATTTCTTCAAAAAAACATATTATATCACTGCGTTCCATATTAAGAGACTGACATAAACTACTAATAAACATATTATTATTATATTCAGTAGAATATTTTGTTAATACTTTTGTGAACCGTATTTCGTTGTAATTTTTATATTTCGGATTGAATGTGTCATGATACATTTTATTATTATAAAACGTTTTCAATAATGAGGTCATCTCATTCAATTGCCATATTTGATTTTGAAATGTTATACGATCAATATAATCCGCGTAACACATATTGTCTAATACTTTACAATAAAACGGTAATGACTTATTTAAATTCACATTTTTCAATTTATCAACAATATTTTCGTGCCATAAAAGAGCAACAATTGTTCGTTCAGTATCATTCATATATTTGTTATGTTCGCTAATATATACACGTTTATTTATCAACTCGTGTGTTATTTTCTTGGCATCGTCATTATAATGTTTCTTTTGGAAAATTTTTAAAAAATAATTTTCATTCATTAATTCACTGTTATTTTCATATAATTCCTTGAATTTTTTCATTTTTCTCAGGTCCCCTTGTATATATTCTATCATACATTCTTCCATTTTGGGGTTTAGTTCATGATATGTTTTCATTTCTTTTTTTAAAAAACTTTTTATTTGTTTGTTGGACGGACTTTTCAATTCATATACATTGCATACATTCATCAATTCGCGAATCTTTTTATCATTGAATGTATTTCCTATACATATTATTGGAATGTTTGTTTTATTTTCTAATTTTTGTTTTTTTGTTTTCTTTTGACGTATAAGTTTAATTAATGACGAAAGACCACCTTTATCATTGCTATTCATACCATCAATTTCGTCCATTATAATCGCCAACTTATTTTCCTTTTTTTTAAACATACTCATTACATTTTTTGTAGATATATTATCACTATTGAGTGATTCTATTAAATGTTTATTACGTGAATCCCCCGCATCATATTTAATTATATCATATTTAATTTCAAGTAATAGTTTTTCTACAAATTGTGATTTTCCACATCCATGGGGTCCATATACATATATTCCACGTTTTTGAATATTCGTTTCGCAAATATCATCAAAATTAAGAATAAAATCTTGTATTTCCTTCTTTATTTTTGTACGTTCCCGTAACGACATGTATTATATTGAAACGATATATTACTATATAATTTTCGCGTTATATAATATTTATTATTATATAATTTTTATTTATCTTGAAAATGAACTGAAATCCGCTGTTCGAGCAACATAATTGCTTGATTTACTGGGTAACGCACCATAATAATCATAGTTTGTCACACTGTTTTCATAACTTGGTGTTTGAGATGTACCTGTCATACTCATTTGAGATTGATTCGGTCTATTATACCCATTTCCATCCTGTGATGGGATACGTACAGCACCACTGAAATCAGTGACACCTTTGTATAAATCACCTACCACTCCGGTTGTGGCTCCATATATATCACCAGCTACTCCGGTTGTGGCTCCATATATATCACCAGCTACTCCGGTTGTGGCTCCATATATATCACCGGCTACTCCGGTTGTGGCTCCATATAAATCGCTCGCTATATTACCCGTCGCGTCAACTGTTTTTCCTATTACATTACCTGTAGCATCAACTGTTTTTCCAATTACATTACCTGTGGTATCAAGTGTTTTTCCGATTACATTACCTGTAGTATCAAGTGTTTTTCCGATTACATTACCTGTTGCGTCAATTGTTGATGTAATTGCATCTCCGGTTGCGTTTACAGTTGAACTAATCGCATTTCCAACACCGTCTGTTAATGAAGCACCATTATTCCTCTTCGTCCCACTTCCGCCGTTTCCGCCACAATCACTACATACACCATTACAACCACTATTGCAGCTGGGACACGTAGGACATACCGGTGGTACTACTTCTGTTTTCAAGAAATAATCTTCGCCATAAACACCGCCACTACCAGTATTCTCATCTAAGCCAAAAAGGTGTCCGTATAACTCTCTTCCGCGTTCTAATACGGCAAAAGCATTTTCCAATTCACTTAAAGCACCTGTGGGTCGGGAAGTTTCATCAACATCTTCTTCTGGTTCTATTGTAGGGTATTCAACATATACAGATGTTACAACCATGCTATATGAACTTCCACTTAACATTGTTGTAAATTCTTCACCACCAACAGCATCAGTACCAGTACCAGCATCAGTACCAGTACCAGCATCAGTACCAGTACCAGCATCAGTACCAGTACCAGTACCAGCATCAGTACCAGTACCAGTACCAGTACCAGTACCAGTACCAGTACCAGCATCAGTACCAGTACCAGTACCAGTACCAGCATCAGTACCAGTACCAGTACCAGCATCAGTACCAGTACCAGCATCACCGCCTTGTAATTGTAATTCAAGAATAGTAATATATACACCTTCATTGTTTGACGACGGGAAATGAATTATAGAATTTCCTACACTGGTATTTTTGAACCAAGTTGTTCGTTCTTTATCATTGTCATTTGAAGCATACATATTTACAGTTTGGCTACCATATACACCATCAGATGAAATAACATATAAATTGTTTGCGTCAGGTGAAATTAACACGTTTTCATTTACAAGGTCATACACTACATTATCGTGGATTCTTTTGAAAAATCCAACGCCGCTTTTGTTATTTTGTCTATAGGTAGAAGGTGTTTGTGGTTCATATGTTAAATTGGAATAAGAAACAAAATCATTTGTACCTCCATTACTAAATAAATAACTCACAATAATATTATTTGTGTCTTGGTTCAATATATGAATCAATGTTTCATTCTTGTTCGCGTGAATAATAACACTATATTTCGGTACTTCCATTTCTGTATCATAGACAAAGCTATTATTCGCACCAGCATCAAATGGATTATTACCTTCGCGGATAGTAGTACTATAATTTGAGTCATCGGTAATATTGTAACTGCCGTCTTCGTTTTCTTCAAGAATATACTTTTTCACTGAACCAGTAGAACGATTAATGACATTAATACCAGTCATTGGGGCGTTAGATGCCCCTGTAGCAGCAGCGGGAAGTTCTCTTGATATAACTTCAATAATATTTCCGGTGGATTCATCAAAATATAAACAATCATAAAGTTTTACCAAGTCTTTTGTGCTACTATAACTAACAATTTTAATCTTAGTATTATTAGTGACGGCATTATTGTATGAACCAAAACCTTCTTGTGAAACATCGGTATTCATAAAATATGAAAGTGCTAAAACGATGACTATGATTAATAGCATCGTCCAGAATGTAAGTTTGAATGACATTTTCATTATGTAATATACTATATTATTATAAAAAAACGCTTCTTAATAAAATATAAAGTAATTGTATTATAATTGGATAACATGGGATTAGAATATTGTTATGATGATATAAATTATGATTATGAAATATGCATTGACGAAGTTGGACGGGGATGTATGTTCGGTGACGTTGTGATAAGTAGTGTAATATTACCTAAAATTCAGTCCAACACATTTGATACTAAAAATATTAAAGACAGTAAAAAGTTTACCAATAAACAAAAATTGTATATGGAATGCGATAATATTACAGATAATGTTTTTTTTCATCATACATCTTCGTTGTCTAATGTTATTGTTGATGATATAAATATTTTACAGGCAGTTATGAAAGGTATGCATGAATGTGCGCTGCGATGCGTCCAACACATAGAATGTTACGAAAAGGATAATTTTGATGCTACAAAAATATTATTGGTAATAGATGGTAATTATTTTATCCCATTTCACTATAATGGGATTGAAATTGCAAATGTTACAGTGAAACAAGGCGACGGTAAATACATTGGTATAGCAGCAGCAAGTATAATAGCTAAAACTACCCGCGATAAACAGGTCATTCAATTATGTCGCGAATATCCAATATTGAATGAACGATATAATATAGAAAAAAATGTAGGATATGGTTCTAAAGCACATTTGGACGGTATAAAACAATACGGTATTACTCAATGGCATCGCAAGACATTTGGAACGTGTAAAGGAAAGGTCGTGAACCATATTGATTAATAAGAATCAGGAATAGTGATGCGATAAATGATGTGAAATAAACATACAACCATAAATTATATTTGAATTTTTTGACCATATAATTGTTTTCAAAAGAGTATCCACGTTTTTTGTAATAATCTCTTACACCCATACCAGAAATGATAACAAGACCGTCTGTACCATTCCAAAACGCAATGTTTTCTGCTTTTTTTAATAGTTTTTTACCAAAACCCGAGTGTTGACATTCGGGTGAAGTTGTCTTAATGAGTGTATTGAAATGTCCCACGTTTTGAACGCTTCCATATACGTGAAGTTCGCGAATAAGTGCCATATTTTCCAAACTTTCTTCGTACATAATATCACAATTGCTATCCGATATATCAGGAATACGCAGTCGTAAGAAACCATAAATCGCCTTTTTATCATAACTTTCAAATGATATGAAGTATTCCAACCCATTTGATGCCCTATACTTTCTAATAAATAGACGTGCGTCTTCGTTATCGTACTCTGGGTGTCGCTCTATTTCACGATAACGGATATCCATACTGTATTGTTTCTCATCAAATATCTTATCATTAACTACTTGTCGCATATTACCACATTTAACACCGCCGGATATATATGTATCTGGAATGTCACGAATAACCCGCGGAAGACGTATCCAAGGCTTACAAGTCGTCATAGCATATTGTAGTACGTCCGACATTATTGATTTGTCATCTCCATATGGTTTGTATGATCCCTCATTATACCATTTTTCTATTTTCGTCCAAGGGACCACAGCACAAGGATATATTTTGATTTGGTCGGGCTGATATTTATCACTATTATATACTTCATCAAACATGTGTTTATCTTTTTCTGGACTGGAATATGGCAAATCCGGCATCAAATGCATATCTATTTTGAAACAGTTATTCTTACATATTTCAATCGCACGTATTGCGTGTTCTGCTGTATGTCCCCGATTAATCTTTTTCAAAATGTAATTATCAATTTGTTGAAGTCCCAACTGAATACGTGTAACCCCCCAGCACAAAAGTGTTTTCAACCACGGAATGTTGTCTTCATCTGTTTCAAGAACCGCATCGGGACGCGTTTCAATACAAATACCAATAATGCGACATTGTGCGGTTGTATTCAAATGTATTTCTTCTTCAAGTGTTTTGGGTTCCCGTTTGGGTGATTTATCAAAGTAAACATTCGCACAATAAATGAATTGAGTAAAGAACCATTTCAAATAAGGTTTGGGATATTCTGTAAATGTCCCCCCTTCAATGATGAACTCCAATTTATCACATTTATGACCGCACATAAAGAGTGAATCCAAACGATTCTTTGTTTGGTCGTAGGGTAGGAAATGGTTACGGTTTGCGCGTTGTACGGCAGGCTCTTTTGATAAATAACTTCGGGGCTGTGGAGTCCAATTGTTGTCTTCATGACCGGGTTCGTTCGGACAATAGAAACAGTCATGTTTACAACTGAAATTTTGACCGCCTGGTGTGGGTGATGTCAATATAGTGATTTGGTTAATACCTGACATATCATTTGATGGTTTTTTCATCAATAGTATTGAAAGAATATCAATCTGTTCTATTTTATTCTCCTCGCGAAGTTTCTTGTAACGGTATAATAGGCTAGCCTTTTTCATTTGTATTTTATAGGGACGAAGGAATTTTTGTAGAACCCGTGGAATATCATTTCGCAACTTGTGAATAATTTGTTTTTCTTTTTTTGTATCTTTATATTTGGTGTAACTTTCAATAATCCAGCTTTTCAAATGATGAAGAAGTTGAATAACAATGTCTTCATCACACACTTGTGTGTCTGCGTTATACGCAATAATAGTATCTTCAATGTCCTGCATTATGTTAATATGTGAATACTTTATATGTTTGAGGTATTATTGGATTCAATTTTTACCATTGATACATATTTATCCTTATTTATTTTCATGATTTTACTAATGTTATCATTCAAACTATATCCAATATATAACCAATCATTATGCTGTACCAAACCTAAACAATATTCAATATCTGCGTTTTCAAATACGAAATATTTACTATAAACGAGATTAAACTCTTGGTCCATACGAACCAGTACATGGTAGTATTTTCGCTTGTTGTGATATATAAATACTTTATGACAAATAAACCACCAATAACCGTCCATGTATATCCCGTTGGTTGAACCACGTAAACCGTTTAAATAGATATTTGTCTTAGGAGATACATAATTTTCAATAAATGAGTGGGTATCGTTTGAATTCTTACATAGAGTACCAATGGTTAATGGTTGCCAAGAATATATCACGAGCATCTCATTATCTTTTTCAAATAATACCCAATTCTTTTCTACATTACGATTATTTGGACTTTCAATATTATGTCCGTTCAATGAACCATTTTCCAAACAGCATTTGCCAATTTGAATACCAATATTTCCATTTTCAAATCCAATGTTAGATGAATAGTAACACTCTCCATTAGTTGATAATATAAGTCGCACATCTTCATTACCCGAATATAGTTTGTTATCAAATTGTGTATTGTATTCCAATACCCTATGATGTGTTGTTTTATTTTCATCAAATGAATAATTCATCAGTACATTTGTAGTAGTAATTGGGGGCGTATATTCATATCGTCCATTCTCTTTTATTTTATAGTTGACATAGCGAATATTTATTTTTATTTGATTGTTATGTATAATCAGTGTTGGAGAACTTGGATAAAATCCATCAATATCAATATCATTGATTATGTTTACCGCATCGGAGTGTGATACAAGTGTATTTACATAAAATCTATAATTCTCGTGTATATTTTTCAATATTTCCGAATCCACCATTGTATTATGCATGAGTTCCCAATAAATATCAGTATTACTTTGATTGATATAAAAAGAAAAAATAGAATATTCGTAATCCAATTTATACATATACACATCCTTCTCTACAAACAAGTAATCATCTATTGAAACATTATGCATACATCGCTTTGCCAATAAATAATAGCTATATGCGATCTCATATTGACAAGACACGCGGTAATATTTGACAATTTGATAAAGGTTCTCAATACGTTTATTGAAAATCTCAAATGCTTTGGTCCAATACCATAATGCGTTTTTATAGTCTTTCAACTTGTTATAACTTAATCCTAAATAATAATACGAACACCATATTTCTTGTATCCATCCACCCATATCCACGCGTTTCAAATAATATTTACACGCATTAACAAGTTCTCCACAATCCTTATAACTGTTTGCCAAATAAAATATATAACGAGCATTGTTGGGTTCTTGAATCATACCATTAGTAAGTAATTGAATATCTCTCTGGAATTTATCCTTTTTACATCCTCCATCCCCTACGTCTTTGATAAATAGAACATCATCACTGATACTATGTATATTCTGCGAATTACACAAATCAAAGTATTCGTGTGTTGAACCTATATATTTGTAATTCGCATTTTTTTTTACGATACGAATATTTTTGTAATGACATTTTAGAGAACCCTGAAACAAATAACACGCGTCGTAATGAATATACGTAGCAATCAAATCTTGTTTAGTTAAAGTAGTATCAAATACCATATCTGCGTCTAAGAACAGTATATGCGTAACATTGTCTATCGTGTTACATAAATAATGATACGCATAGTTGCGATTATATGAAAAATCCACAAATTCTTTATGAATTACAATACCATCAATATTATGTGTATTACAAAAATCAGTAATTAATTCAACCGTATTATCATTAGAACCAGTATCACAAATACAGTAATAGTCAATATACTTTACAACACTTTGCAGTAATCGTATGATAATCTTAGATTCGTTTTTTACAATCATATTTAGACAAAGCATAACGAGATGGTTTATATAGAATATTGAATTAAGAACTTTAAATTTTTTTCGCAATATATATTAACTAATGTCATTCTCCCGTTTTTATGATGATGAAGCGCGAGTGAAAAAACAAATAGAAGAGAGTAGTTTTGTAGGGAGATATATGTTGAATACTCCGGGTCCAGGTTCTCAAACACCATTTATTGAAGATAGTCATATTCGTTTGCAAAAATGGGGTGCGAATTTACATAACAATACAGTGAATTTGGAAAGTGATTTGAAAGGTTTGAGTCGCAAATTAAACCGCGATAATGTAGAAGAGAATAATTATGAAGATCACAAATCCGAAACATATACACGTTCTTATACAACAGAGAAGCCATTTATTGAAGAAACACGATATACACATCCCGCTTGGATGTACGTAGACGTAGAACAAAACCGTTGGGAGAAGCCCTTTGTAAATCCTCAATCATTCTTGAAAAAAGATATAAATATAAATTCAAACTCGCGCAATTTAGTAAAAGATAGTTACACGAGAAAGTAAATAGGTTGTGAAAAATATATAGTTATTTTATATAACTATATATAAATATGGAAGCGTTAATTCCTCTATTCGCATTAGGTTCATTATATGTTGTAAATAAGAAAAATTCAAAAAAACAGGAAGGATTCAATATTTCACAATTACCAAATGTGAATGTTGCTGATAAAAATTATCCAGAACAAGAGTTTATGGATAATCAAGAACCACAGACAGCCCAATTGTCAACCGTAAATAAATATTCGGGTCAAGCATATACCGATAAATATTTTACTCAAAGTGGTGGTTCCCGAATAAATGATGAAATAGAATATGAATCATTGTCGGGTAATAAAGTCGGTTCTGATTATTTCCAACATAACAATATGGTACCTTATTTTGGTTCCCAATCTCATACCACAGTATTAGATGAAAATACAAATGAATCATTACTTGATAAATACACAGGTTCAGGTTCGCAAGATGTATCAAAAAAAGAGCAATCTCCTTTATTTGAACCCAGTGAGAACTCTCAATGGTCTCACGGAGCACCCAATGAAAATGATTTTTACCAATCACGTGTAAACGCAAGTATGAAAATGGCAAATACATTACCCTTCAAACAAGAACGCGTTGCACCCGGTTTAGGGTTAGGATATGGAACAGAAGGTGGTGACGGTTTCAATTCTGGATTGATGGAACGTGATAGTTGGAAACCCAAAAATGTAGATGAAATGCGAACAGATAACAATCCACGCAGTGGTGGTGTTTCATTAGTTGGATTGGAAGGTCCGGCAATGTCGCATATCAAAAACATCGGTATGGAAGGAAAATTTGAAAAGAATCGTCCGGATAGACATTATGAAAATGGACCGGATAGATGGTTCACAACGGGTGGTTTAGAAAAAGGCGAAACTAAACGTTCAATACAAGTGGACCGTCATACAAATCGTAAAACAACTGGTCGTGAATACAAGGGTGGTGCAGGACATTATAATAACGGTGAGTATGTACCAGGTAAAGTTCAGAAATCACGTCATATTGATTTAGGTTCCAAACCATTAGGTGTAGCCAGTGCTACAAACAAATCATCTCCTACAAATGGAGATTATAGTATCCAAAGTAAAAACGCATATCCGAATAACCGTTCGGTAGGCAATGAAACTAATTATTTCGGCGCGATAGGATACTCAATCAACGCTGCGGTATCGCCACTTATGGATATGTTACGGCCTACGCGTAAAGAAGAAACATCTGAAAATATGCGCCCGTATCAAAATCCATCCACACGTGTTCCAGAAAGTTATGTATATGACCCGTCACAAAAGACCCCAACTACACATCGCGAAACAATGGAGAAATCCAAATTCCACTTAAATGTGAATCGTCAACAAAATGGTGATGCGTATATGGTAACTGAACATCAACCGGTGAATAATACTCGCAGTAAAACAGGCGACTTTTTTTATGCGGGCGTATCAAGCGCCTCAAAAGGCACACAAGAAATGCGTTCATATGAAGCGGAATATAATCAAAGAAATAATGATATTAAGAGTTCCACAATAAAGGGACGTATGGTTCGCGGAAATATGAAATTAGCAAATCATCATATAAATATGAAACCCGCGGAAAGAGACAATGCTTTGAAAAATAATCGCCCATTAACAAGTACTATGCCATCACAATTACCGTCGGTAAATACATTAGGTGTATCTGCTGCAAACAATAATAAATTATATGACGGAATAAATAATGACCGTAATGATACATCTATTATGGATGCGTTGAAACAAAATCCATACGCAACCGATTATAAAAAAGTATTATAAAAAAATAGAAATAATAAAAAACATAAATTTTTATTATTTTGTATGTAAGTGTTTATAAATGGTCGCTTGAAAACAGAGCATTCATATTTGTTGCTTCAATATTCGTATCCATCTGTGTAAATAGTTTATATACGATATCTTCATTTCGGAAGCGCACCGTATATTCTTGTTGAATGCCGTTACGTCCAATTCGTCCAAGTGCTTGCATCGTTTTTTGTTGCGTCATATTTTCCAAATCCTTACCAATCACCCCGTGACAGAATTGATAATTCGTTCCATAAATATAGTCAGAAGAAGCAATAATAATAAATAATAGTTGTTCCTCTGCCATTTCCTTCATAATTTCATTATATTCTTTATGATCTTTCTCTAATAATACACCGATTCCAAGAAGCAAAAGTGCTTTATATGTATTTTCCACTTGTAATAACATAATACGTTTAACGTGTACTTCGGATATGAGCGGCTTGAATGGTGACGATGATACAGAACCCGTCCATTTTTCTTGATGATGAATAGAGTTGGGTATATAGAGACTATCCAAAGTTGTACGCACAACTTGTTTTCGCAATTTTTCAACTTGGATAATGAGCTTACGAGTATCATTATCTACATGGGTTTTATATTTCACTTTTCCATCATCATCGTTAGTCAATTGTTCTCGGTTATCAATCTCTCGCTCCAATTGGACGATCTTTTGAGAAAGTTCATTGTTTTTATTAATTTTCGTTAAGATGTTTTGATATTCGTTTACTGGTATTTGTGATTGTTGTAAATAGAATGAACCAATCTTCCGAACATCTTCACATATATATATTGTGGGTCCATCAGTAAGAGTGTGTGCGTCTTCTGTTGTTAGTAAAACCCCGGTACGTTTTTTTGTATAATTCGGGAACTTATATGCTTGTTTTGATTTCAACATACTATATAATTGCGACCATTTATCTTCTGGGATATTTTCTAAACAAATCAAATAATATTCCTTGATTGACATCATTGTGATCTTTGAAATATCGTTTCCGAAATATTCGTCAATGCTATATTCCATATCAATAGTGTTATTCTCGTGAATGTAATAAATAAAATCCACTATAGATTCAAGATCAAGGTAACGCAATAGAGTTTTGTGAGTTGCACAATATCTGGCACAACGCATAATGTCATTATATTCACTATACATAGTATGAGGAAGCATACATTTACTGTCTTTGGATAAAAGTGGAATAGACTTTTTGTAATCATTACTATTAATATGATAGATGGACGTACCTTCACCAAATTTCATTTTAAAATCCATAATCGTTGGCATAATTTCTTGTTCTTCTGGTAGTGTAGCACAAGACAAAACCATATTGGGAATAACGTTCTCATTCCAATTCTTATGTATAATGTCGTGAAGTTCGTGTTCTTCTGAATCCAATGTGATGGTTGGCTCGTCCCAAAATGTAATAATATTGTCTACATCATTGAAGTTTTTCATATAATACATTGAAATTAGATATGACCGTACGTCACAAATCATAATTTCAACGTTATCTCCTTCACTGTTATCAACCTTGTATATACCACCACTTTTATAATTACGTGTAAATTCCTTTGCTGCGAAATAATGAAGACGAATATCATCGGCACTTTCACAACCAAATGCAAATGCGATTTTTTTCCCAAGGGTGATTGCTGATTTTGCTAATGCGAGACCAATATGGCGTGCGACACATACAAATATAATACGATATTTATTTGACAATCCAATAGGTGTCATTGTTTTCCCGGTACCCGTTGGTGCGGAATATAGTACTAATTTTGGTGTTGTACTTTTCTTATTGAAAATAGTATATATGTTTTTTTGATGACTATATAGTGTTTTATCCGAATATTTCATAAGATATTCATTTTTTTCAATAAATAGTGGCGCATTTTTCAAGATATCGTGACTGTTTACATTAATAGATGCGTAGTCAACAACCGTTTGTGTAAATAATTGAATATAACTATTGATATTGGAAATGGATGATTTTTTGATATGTATAAGTGTGTATAGATAAGATATATAATTGGTCTTTTTTTTTGATATGTATTTCATAATATTGCTACACAGTTCAATGAGAATAAATTCAAAAATAACCTTCTCATTGTTTTGAATATTTTCGTCAAGATGTTGTATGCGAATTGTATCGGCGCTATTAAGTTGTTTCAACTTGTTTGTCCCTTGGACTTTGAATTTCAACTCATTATTAGTAATGTATTTCTTTTTTATTTTATCAATGCGGGGTTTAAAATATCTATCATAAAGATAATAATGAAATGCGTCATTGTTCTCAAATTTCAAAAATGACAGTAGCGATTTATGATGATTAAAATATACTTTGGGATTTTCATATCCGTTATTAATCATATTAAGAATTTCCTTTTCATCATCCGATATCGGTTTTTCAATACTGTCCCATTCCTGCTTCGTTAGTTTAATTTGACGTAGATCCATACTTTGTTTAGTAGTTTAATATTTATATCATATTAAAAAAACACTATACGGAATCAATTTTTACATCTTGACCTCATTCCATATACAAACCATCATTTTTTATCACATATAAATAAAAATTGATTATTTTGAAAATTTATGTGTAAATGTATAAACAATATGATTCCATTACTACAAGAGTTATCGTATAATAAACGTTTGAAATCCATCGGATTAACATCAATTGATATTAAACCGGATTTACATAATATTTATTATTATATAAATACTGATGGTTCATTTATAAAATTAGGTAAATGTATTTATAATGAAGTTAAAAAAGAAGGAAACTGGCACGATGGATGGTTTCTATTCCTAACAATTAAATTTGAAAATTCTAAATATGATGATATAATATCAAAGAAGCAGTCCGGATATAATTATGTAAAACTGCCTGTAGTCAATTATGATCCAACTAATCGTTTACACATACATTCTCATGACAAATAGAACTGGTAAAAACTGGTTCATTATTTGTTCGTCTTTTGTATATTCTTTACACTGTGTATGATAAGATTACAATTATTAATCAAAAATATATGCTGTGCTATAAAAAAGAAGATATATACAAATAATAAATATACGGAATCATTTTTTACATTTCATAATATAAAATGAAATTGATATAGATAAATAACGATCAAATGTTATCATTATTTACAACACATACTCATATAGAATATGTGAATTTTCAGGACGTACAATACGCAATTAATAAAGATCATATAATTATTAATACATTAGAACCAGATAACCAACAATGTGTCATATTCAAAACACTTACAATATCGGAAGAGACGTCAATAATCAATTCATTGATAGAGAATTACAGATACGACCGAGATATCATTGTATACGGTTTAAATTGTAATGACAAAACAGTAGATAATAAAATAGAACAACTCAAGAAAATGGGATTTAGACGATTATTTATATATCGGGGCGGAATGTTTGAGTGGTTGTGTATGCAGGATATTTACGGTCAAGAGAACTTTAAAACGACAACTGAAACGCTTGATATATTAAAATATAAATCGCCGTCTGTGTTAAAAATTGAAAGAATTGGGTACGTATAATATGTTATTATAAAATAAACATATTATATAAAATGGCGAAGTACGAAGGATACAAAGTATTTTCAATTGAAGGAAATATTGGTGCAGGTAAATCAACTCTTATTGACATTTTAAAACAAAAATTATATAACGATGATAGTATAATTTTCGTCTCTGAACCACTTGATATGTGGCAAACCATTCAAGATGAGAATGGTGTAAATATGCTAACGAAATTCTACGAGGATCAAGACAAATACGCATTTTCATTTCAAGTGATGGCATTTGCGACACGCCTTTTGAAAATGAAAAATGAGATGAAAAGAAAACCAAATGCGAAAATTATTATATGTGAACGTTCTCTTGAAGCGGATTATAATATATTTGCGAAAATGTTACACGATGACGGTAAAATAGAAACGATCAATTACAATGTATATCTACAATTTTATGAATTATATAAAGATGAATTTCCAACAAAAGGACTAATCTATATCAATGCGTCACCGGAAACATGTCAAACGCGCATAAATACACGAAATCGTAGCGGAGAGGAAAGCATCCCAATTGAATATCTACAAAAATGTCATGAATACCACGAAAATTGGATTTCAAATTATGAACGTAAAGAAAATCTAATGATTATCAACACAGATAATAATATGAATGATATATGCAACGAGTCAAATCTCACATATATGGATAAATGGATTAAACAAATTTACACATTTGTATTGTAATTACTGAAACTTAACAACTATATGGACGTCTTCGCGTTTGACGCATTTACAAGCGGATATTGACAATTCTTCTCTTCTCTTTCGTGTTTTACTATTATCAATAGATATTGTGGTTTGTTTTTTTTTTGATGTACTGTTTCGCTGATTCATATCTTCTTCAATTGTGTTGTAATTTTGTTCTATATAATCAATTATACCGTAATCCAGAGCCCATCTAAAAAAATTAAGTTGTCCTAATGTTGTTTCCATATTGTGCGTTTTATTATATGGAATTGTAATCCTATCCCATCTACAAAAAGGATCAAAGCGTTTCTTAGAATAAGCTTTTAATTTCAATTTATATTCATGAAACACTTTGAAACGTTTGTCATTATGAGTATATATAATATAATTCATTTTTGAATAATTTGTGACAAACCAATCTATAATACGCAGGGATACCGGCGAATTTCCATTTATAATATTAATAATTTTATCTAATTTATCTGTATTGTTATAGTAATTCAATAAACTATCCAATAATAGATCATTTTGTGTATTTGTCAATTTAATTTGTGTTAACATATTGATATTAACACTATCAACTTTCTATTTATATATATTTAACTCAAAAATCTATTCGTCATCTATATGATTGTATTAGTTGTAAAATAAAATATGAAAAATATTTCATTTTATGTTTTTATACCTTATTTGGATAAAAGATATGGTGCTTAATTGCTGTAAGCGACACCAGCCATGCCACTCATCACGCGGAGCACGTTATAGTTAACGGCATACACACGTACCTTGGCGGTGTTGGTACCAGATACGGTGTTGGATGAAAGGACAAGTTGTAAGACGGCGTTGTCAATGCGGGAGAAATTGCATGTTCCAGAGGGTTGGTGTTCTTCGGGGCGAAGAGCGAAGGAGTATACATTGATACCGGCATCGGGGGCACGTGTGTGGTGTTGGAAGGGTTGGACGACGTCAAAGTAAGAACCTTCACGTTCGGAGAAGCGGTCTTGTCCGTTGAGTTGAAGTTTCGCGGTGACGACGGGATTTTCACCCCAGCAGTGCATTTCGTGGGAAGCTTCTTGAAGCACGTAAGAAGCGGCATCACCGACGGAAGCACCGGCAGTATCGGCGGGGGCATTGGCGAAGGCATCATCAACAACCATAGATTCGGCATCGGCCTTGGTGGCGAAGGCGGTGATGCTGTTGGGAAGCACATCAAGGGCATCGGTGTAGTTGAAAGATTGGGCTCCGCTGAGGGCGAATAAAGCTTTGTCGCTTTCTAAAGAAGAGCAGTAATCAACATTGGCATCAGGTTGGACGACCCACACGAGTTCTTTACAGGGGTGGTTGAAGTTGAGTTTGATGCGGTTGGAGGAAGAACCTACGGATTCATCACCAGTGAATTGGACCTGTTCGATGAGGTATTCGTGGGGGTTCTGGGCCATCTTGCGACGTTCATCGGTATCAAGGAAGATATAATCAACGTAGAGGGAGGCAGCAACAAGGGATTGTTGGTAGGCGGCGCTGGCGGCGGATGTACCGGACACAGCCCATAAGCATTCGCCGATCGCGCGGAAATCAATGTTAATCTTGACTTCGTGGTATTGAAGGGCAATAAGGGGAAGGGCAAGACCGGGGTTGCGGCAGTACCAGAATTGAAGGGGCACGTAAAGTGTTGTTTCAGGGAGGGCTTTGCGGGCAGCGCATGTTTGGGGGGCGGCATCGGAACCGGCACAGGGTCCAGAGATGGCGGCGAAAGACGCATCAATGACGTGTGTGAGGGCTGTGGTGTGACCGACCATCTTGTTGTATCCGCGTTGTTGTTCGGATGAAAGAGTAAGTTGGTTCCAGATGTGCATCCAGTCACCGTATTGACGGTCAATACGTTGGCCGCCAATTTCAACTTCAACTTGGGCGATGAGTTGTTCTCCGGGGAAATCTAACCAGCGAGCACTGACGTTTCCGGCAGCCATGTCTTGGTTGATTTCAGGGAGTGTTACCTGAAGGTATGTGCGGTAAGCAAGATCACCGTTACGGCTGATTGTGCATGTCACGCGGCGACCGAAGTCGGCTTGTCCGGAGAAAGTTTGTTCGATGGATTCCATCGCGAAGTTTGTGTGGCGACGGTAAGAAACCTTCCAGAATGTGATTTCAGGAGTTCCGGTAAGGAAGACGTCCTGTGCGCCATAAGCTACGAGTTGCATAAGAGCTCCACCCATTTTCTATTATATATTATCTATATAGATAATATTTTGAAATTGTACGAATTAATTCCAATTTTTTTATTCATATATTCCTAAATATATATATGAATATTACACGGGTTATGTATTATTGATGGTTTTTAATAAATGTTACAAATTAATGATATTTATATCATATAACTTTTACTACATATGTGGTGTGAGAGAAACAGAAAATAATAATCCAGAAGAAAATATAAATTTATCCGACCCAACAAATGCTTTATTAAATACTTTGTAATTCTTGATTTGTCAATATAAATTTTTCTAAATATGTTTTATCATATACCTCTTTTTTGTTTTCGTGTTTCTTTGAAAAAATATAACTATTTTTTGTTTTTTTAACACACCATCCGTCGTCTATTGCATTTGCTAAAAATAACATCTTTTGAAATTGTTTTGAATTTATTTCCACTATTTTATTAGGCATTTTTAATTCTGTTATTATATGTTGTATGTTTGTCATTATATACAAAATATGTTGAGTTTATTTTTAATATTTGGACGATTAACGTTTTTGAAACAATAACATAAAATAGTTTATGTTATTGTTCTAAAATATATATAAACTAAAAACGACATTAGATGTAAATGTCAAATAATCCGAATTCACAATTAATATCAATAGATATTAAACATGATGAAATGTTGTCATACTTCAAAAGCATAGACGACACATTGATACCTAATTTACAGAGTGAAAAAAGTGATTTGAAAAATATATTGAAGAATACCCAAAGAACCAATGTAGATCATATAATGGAGTTGAAAGATAAGATAAATGACATCCGTGATGAAATCAAACGTCTATCAAATATGAAAAAAAACTATTTTTTGGAAAATAGTAAAATTATTTTTAATTATTTTGAGGAAAAACAACAAATTAATAATAATGTTAATATAAAACGCAACAGTAAAGCGATGCATAGTTTTTTTAAAATAAAGAAGTCAAATAACAATACTGAAGATATTGAAGAAGATAAATACAGGAAATCCAAACAATTATATAGGAAATTTTGGAAGAATGTAGATAATGAAACTCTTATTGTAAACGATTTTGTTATCAATTGTGATAAATGTGACTTTTGTCAAATTGGTGAAATGATCGCACAAGAAGAAGAAGGTATAATGATTTGTAATAACAAAAAATGTGGTAAATTTATTACCTATATTGTCGACAGTAATAAACCATCCAATAAAGAACCACCAAATGAAGTATCATATACAGCATACATTCGTTTAAATCATTTCAAAGAGATTTTGGCACAGTTTCAAGCAAAGGAAACAACCCAAATACCAACTGAAGTAATTGATGCAATAAGAAAACGCATTAAAAAGGAAAGAATATTTGATATGCACGAATTGAATTACAATAAAATGCGAGAGATATTACGAAAACTTGGATTAAATAAATATTTTGAACATATTCAATATATTAATTCGTTATTTGGTATTAAACCCCCACTTATGAATGAAGAATTACACGAAACGTTATGTGTTCTGTTTATTGAAATACAAAAACCGTGGGCTCTCCATTGTCCCCGCAACAGAACCAACTTTTTTAATTATACATATACATTATACCAATTATGTGTATTGTTAGATCAAACACAATATTTACCATTTATACCTATGATGAAAGATAGAGATAAACAATTAGAACAAGATATGATATGGAAAGAAGTATGTAAAGAATTAGATTGGCAGTTTTTTCCAACGGTATAACCTATATGTTATGATATAATGTTATCATCGCAAGTGCCATCAATATTACTTCTACGAATAATATTATTTCTGGAATCATTATCCATTGTTCTACACGAGTTACATTATCGTCAGAATTATTGGAAAAATCATAGAGTTCATTTAATAATATATAGTTAATAGAAAATGCTATAAATGTGAATATAAGACTTATTATAATTAATGTATTTGTATAATAATAACTATTCTTGCGATATACACGACTATAACCTAACGTACCAAACGCAACACTTGTATACAGACCAACATTACGAAGAGTCGTGTGATAAAACATTAACATTTCTTTTTCGTTCATAATATATTTATTAATATATAAATTATAAATATATATTAATAGTAATAGATTTACATCATACGAGGAAATCTGACGAGGTTGGCACCAATACCGAATCCAGCACCAGTGCGGGCGGTTTGACCCATCGCAGGGACAAATACATCAAGGATGCTAAATGTCATTGTAGCAGCAAGAGCAATGACCACAATTTCTTCAACATTCAATTGTTTCTTGGGGATTGAGAATGCGACAATCGCTACCACTAAACCTTCGACAAGGTATTTCACTATACGTTTTACGAGTTCTTGAAAGTCGAGTACACCGTTCATATTATATTATATAATTATATAATTATTTACAAAATATATATAAATACTATCTCGCTAAATAAATATATAATGTCGTCATTCGAACGAAAAATGGTTGATGGAAGTCCTAACCCGAAATATGTTGATCTGTGTGATGAAGATGTCCCAATCTCAGGACAAAAATTCTCTTGTCTGTCATTTGTTTCTCCCGAGAATATCTTGAAGAAGCGCGAACTCTTCATGATGGAAGAATTTGTAAAGACTTGGGATTATACTAAATCATTTTCTAAATTCTTTGATTTTCTACAATTTATTTCATATAAATACAACCTTCAAACAGAGAAGGTTATTGAAGACTTAAATGAGTTCGCAAAGGACGAAAATGAAAAACTACAGTCTACTCCAATTGACGATGATTACAAGACATTCATGGATAAAAATGAAGAACGTTTGAGTGAAAAATTCAATCAAACACACAAGTTTCAGACATCTGTACGTGGATTAAAAATTCGCGGTGTATATAATACACAAGAAGAAGCCGAACAGAGGTGTAAAAAACTACGTGAAGTTGATCCCAATCACGATATTTTTGTAGGTCCAGTTGGTATGTGGATCCCTTGGGACCCAGACGCATATAAAACTGGACGGGTTGAATTCATGGAAGAAGAATTGAACCAGCTTCATAATGAAAAGATGAAAAATGAAATCAAAGCCAAAGAAGAATTTGAAGCGCGTGTAAGAGAAACCAAGAGAAAGGCGATTGAAGAAAATATTAAGAATGCCGAACAATCTGGAAACGTTCTTACACAAAGCATTGACGAAGAAGGAAATCTTGTTGGTGTAAAGGAAAACGTGGATTTTGAAAGTCGTGAAGTCGCAACTGAGGAATCACAGGCACTGAATAACGAAGCAATTCTTCAGAATATGTCAGATAATAAGAAAGATTAATAATTTATTTTGATAAATAGTATAAATATAATACACTATTTATTACTAACGAATATGAACAATACACTCTTTTCAAAAGTTATATTCAATGTACTCAAATGTGAAAGAGAGTACGAATATATTGATATTTCATCCAATTTTGATGCATATCTGAAATTAGAAGAAGAGATTTTAAACAATGAATATTCTATTAATAATTCAGTAGAAATGAACCGTGTAAAGCGAGTATATATTGATTTTTGTATTTATAAGAATATTTCAAAATTTGATTTATACAGAGAAACCACAGAAACTCCGTTTGTAAGTGAACTAAATAGAACATTGTTTATAGAGATGTTCTGTAAAATACAAAAAGTGTATTTCGCATTAATCAAATTCCGCGAAATTGTCAAGCGTAAAATATACCCAAAACAAATTACATTTGATATGAAAATGGTAGAAATAAATCCATCATCCAAACACTGTGTTATTATTTGTCAAAACAAAAAACTATATTATTTCACATTATCTGATATGCTTAATATAATAGAACATAATCTTACATCAGGTGATAATTTTTTTGTAATGCCACGTTATGTAAAGAACCCGTATAATAATGTAATTTTTTCAAAGTCGGTTCTTTACAATATCTATTATCAGTATAAATTTAATACAATATACAAAAATCAAACAATTGAATATTTCTTTGATTGTCAATTTGATATTACAAGCATTAAAGACACGCATTATCATCATTTATTAAAACAGCATATAAAATACTATGTGAATAATATAAATAATGAAGACCTTGTAATAGAAATAAAAAATGTAATTAATTATATTAATTGGTTATTAATAGACAAAAAAAATCACATTAATATTAGTGATACATTTCCCGTATGTACGTTAATTCTTGCGTTCAAACCATTTTTCAGTGAATACATGCAAATCAAATATGCGTTGACATATCACGAATATTACCAACGTTTATCTATTTTTAAAGCGAATATAATTACGTTTATTGAATATAACCCAAAGTTCGGACGAGTTATTAGTAAGTCTTGCAAATATAAAACACGTAATAATATATTTGAATATATTGACAAGTTTATATCATACGATTATAAAATTAACGTACGAAATGACTTTATCACCTCTCATTATATTGAAAAACCATACAGTGTGTATCATATATATGAAAATAAATTCAAATGTGATAATATTATTTTTAATCGTATTCTTGATTTGGGTCCACCTAATTTCAAATATAGAAGTTATTTACAACGATTAAGAAATTCTCGGTCTCATATGTCACACGATGACAGTGACACTGAATCTATTGATTCTGAATTTGAGTTTATACAAGATACACCAGATGAAAGTCAATCGCGCTCTCGTTCGTCAAGTATGAATGATGATACATTAGAAAATAATAATGATATAACTACTGTTTCCGTATAAATAATATTTTAACTAGTTTTTCAAATTATTTAAATAATTATCGTCCATCAAGAACAATTGTCCTACCGTTGAAATAGGTTCAATTCTGTTTTTGTTATTCAACGTTTCAGTCGTCGTAAAAATATACACATCGTTGTTTATATTAATGCAACGCAAATCGTTTAGTTGACCCCAAACGCCAAAACACATACTTTCATTCTCTTTACTTGTCTTTTTAAAATGAACTAACCGATCATATGCTTGTTGGGACTGTTTAAATGATAGCGCTGGAAGCAAAATCTCATGACTTTCAGAATATTCTTTGTTTTTAACTTTACGTTTTACAATGTTTATTATATCCATCTGTTTCTTGTATTAATATGTGATAATATATTTGATTAACACATATATCAATTCAATTTTTCTACCATTTTGATTTTTTTACGTTAATTTGTTGTCCCGCGGATTTTTTTTTTGATTTACTCGGATCATACGCATCGTCTTCATCATCTGAACCCATCCCTTTTGACAAATCCCAGAATTCTTTTGAACCTAATCTGAATTCTGGATGATTTTCCGCTTTATACCAAAATATCTGATCGTTCAACTTGTTAGATTTCGCATTGTTATTAATTACAAGACATTCATAATTTTCTGTTGTCTGATCCATTACCGCACTAAATGATTCTAATGTCGGAAACATTGACGCATAATTTTCCCATATACGCTTACGATTTGTCATGTACGGTTCGCGAAGAATGAAAACATAATCTATATTTGTACGTAAATTGGGCGGGATACCCAATGGATATTGCATTGTAATAATTAACATTACCTTCCAGTGTCTTCCATTCATAAATAATAATCGCATCAATTTATCTCGGGTCCAAGATTGATCGTATAAACAATCATCCAATATAACGAAAGCACGTGGATCTATTTTTGATTTTCCATATGTATCTGTTTCTTTTTTCATTTGTTTGAGAACCGCTTTTTGACGACGTAATACATTCTCTATCAATACTGAATTGTATTCTTCGTGAATAAATAATTTGGGAACGTGTTTCCCGTAGAATCCATTTCCTGCCTCTGTGCCTGATATTACAGTTCCGATGGGTATATCTTGATGATAATATAACAAATCTCTTACTAAAAACGATTTACCAGTATCACGCCTTCCTATCAATACAATTACCGGCCCCTTATTTTCGTCGGGCTTAAATGTTATATGTCGCATGTCAAACTTTTTCAATTCCAATGTCATTTTACTATACTATAACTATATTATCTAAATATACTTATCAACGCACCTCTATACAAATGAGTTTAAATCCGGTATTTATTAAATTGTAATACATTATTATAAGTTTAGCTAAAACGATGAATACTATTTCAATAAAACATATACCTACGTTAAATGATTGGAAATGCGATGAACTTGACTATTTCCCATATGATTTATCTAATGTAACATGTTATAATCCTATCTACTCTAATTTTGAAAAACACGAATCTTCTAATACGAATATACAATTCAATCACTCACATCATTTTTATGATAATAAAAATATTATTGACTGTTGTGGAAATATTTCATCAGAGGATATTTTCTTCAAATATGGACCGATACTTGACCCGTGTCATTATATGATGGGAAAGTATAAATATGATAAAAATATTACCACTATTGTAAATTCCGATAATGACGACAGTATTGAATATCACGAAAAGGTTAAATCAATACATAATGCTTCGTATGTTGATAATTTTACTTGTGCTTTAATTAATCTTTTATACGAGAAATACAATTTCAAACACGGAGTTAGATATTTTGGCTCAATCGTAGGAGTACAGAACAAATTTAGAATGAATATTGCCGATGATATTGAATTTATACAAGAACACGATTTCTTTCAACAAAATATCGGTAATCTATTTCATACTAATATCTTTTCAAAGGGTCTTTTACAAAATGAAGCTACACGAAATACATTAAAGCATAAAAAATCATTATCATTCAGTGATGAAATACAGATTGACGATTTTGACGATATGTCACTTAGTCCGATTAATATAAATCATACTCTCGTATCGTCTCAGAATTGTATTGAGATACCACATCAAGAACCCGAATTAATTGAATTATCTATTGATAATCTCAAAGAACATACCTATATACACAACAATTGTGATAATAGCAATAATCATATTGTTAGTATAGACAGTAACGATAATAGTAGTGATGATAGTGAAATTAGTCATACTGATAGTATGGAAAGCCAGCAAAATGATGAGATTGATGTTTGTAACGATGAATTACAAATAGATTTGAATTCTTCTAATGGTTCCTCTGACTTTGCGGATTATGAAAGTAGTATTGACGAAGAGCCATTGTACGCATATATTGATAATTTTCCGGTAATTATGATTGGATTATCAAAATGTGAAGATACGTTTGATACTCTTTTGAATGACGATAAGGATTTGGATACACATCACTATTTGTCAGCACTCTTTCAAATTATAATGATTATTTTGACACTTCAAAAAGCATTTAATTTTACGCATAACGATTTACATACTAATAATATAATGTATGAAACAACAACTATCACGCATATTTATTATATTTTCAATAACGTTCAATACAAGGTTCCTACGTATGGAAGAATATTCAAACTCATTGATTTTGGTAGGTCAATTGTTACATATAACAATACTATCTATTGTAGTGATAGTTTCAAACAAGACGGTGATGCGAATACACAATACAATTTTGGACCATTTTACGATCAGACAAAAAAATGTATTAATCCGAATTATAGTTTTGATCTTTGTCGCTTGGGGTGCTCTATATATGATTTTATCATTGACGATGAAGAAAATATAGACAACTTTGACGATTTCCAAAAATTAATATATGAATGGTGTTGTGATGATAGCGGTAAGAATATATTATATAAGAAAAATGGCGACGAAAGATATCCGAATTTTAAATTATATAAAATGATTGCCCGTATCGTCCATAATCATACTCCCGAAAAACAATTAGAACGCGAAATATTCAAGAAATATCAAACACAAGATACGCCCGACATTACTATAGATTGTGTCATCAATATTGATAACATTCCATCATTCGCTTAGACTTAGACAGTTATATAACATATATGTAACTATATGTATGTTATATTAGATTATCTTAGATATGTTTCAATGAACTCCTCTGGGGTGAATATGGGTACATCTAATTCATTTGCTTTTTTTGTCTTATTTGATACATCATCCTTTGATTTTACAATCAGTGCGAATGTGTTCTTATTCACATTATTTTCCAATGTTGACCCAAATAATGAAAGTTTGTCAATAATTTCCTTATCCCGAACCTTTGTCATTACGATCTTTTTTCCATATAATGGATGACTTTCATTCAATGAGATGGGTTCTTCGTCAATGCCCTGTTCTTCTTGAATTGTATTATATTTATAAGTTAAATTACATTGTTTCATAAATTCCAAGAACGTCGGAATGTTCTCAATGAATGATTTCGCATTTTCTTTACCTATTCCGTTTATCTTCATTAACATTTGTATTTTTTCTTCATTTGTCTCTTCTGTTTCTAATATTTTGGGATATGTTTTCATTATAGGTGTTATCTTACGTTCACCAATACCGCGTCCAAATTTATTTGATGCCGACATAATCTTTATTAATGATGCTTCTTTAATCTTATTTGTTATGCTACTATACACTTTTTTCGCCATTTTGTCTTTGAATCCGTCTACACTTAGAAAATCGGCTTCGTTCATACTCAATATCTTACATATGCTTTTGTATCCAGCTTTCATTATGCGTTTTATATTTCCCTGTGATAATCCATCTATTTCCAATGTTGTAAAAAATGATGTTATATTCTTTTCCAATACAGTTTCGTCTTCGTCTTTATTTACCAATATGATATCTACGTGTGTATCCGTCCAAACATAGGGAACATCCGGCATCTTTGTTTTTTCAGCAGGCATTGTCACGCTCTTTATATGTGGAATAACATCACCGCTCCGAACAATTTGTATAATCGCACCGACTCCTATTTTATTTTCTTCTATATAGTTGCCATTGAAACCTGTTGCATACTCAATCTTCACACCACCCACTGTTACCGGTTCAATCCTTACACGCGGTTTTAAATAACCACTTTTACTCGCACTCCATATTACATCAACGACTTTTGCCTCTACTACTTGGTCTGACATAACCATTTTGAACGCAAACGAATGATCCGGGTTTTTATTCGTTCTTTCATATATGTTGTCGTCACTTACTATAACACCATCTATTATATAGTCATAGTTTGTTCTCCAATCTACTAATATATCAGATAACATATTATTTGACAAAGTAGGTGTTGATTCATTCTTTACTACATCAAATCCCAATTCGTTCATTGTTTTCATTTGCATCCCCGGTTTTAATTGGGGTTCTATCATTTCATAACTCATGAAAACTACATCATTTGCCTTTTTATCTATTTTTTTACTATTTACTATTCCAGCAACAAGGTTTCGTGCATTTGAAAACTGTTTACTGTATTTATCTTCAAATACGTTTTTTGAAATTATAAACTCGCCCCGAACAACTACATCTTTGATGTCTGGTATCCCTTTTACATATTTCAATAAATGTGATACATCTTGACCTACACTTCCATTACCGCGCGTATACAACTTTCGCTTTCCGTCTTTACTATAATATAATCCACTTACACCATCTAATTTGCAAGATAATACATACGGACCCTTATATTTTTCAACCCACGTATCAAGTGCATTCGTGGTTGGTTTTATTTTATCCATAGATGGCATATTCACCGGTAATTGGACTTTATTTTTTTCAAATGCCGCACCTACTTCATCTAATACAGTAGATTCACTATAATTTTCTTCTATGTATTCTTTTATGATATCATATTCGTTATCCGATAATGTAGGTTCCCTGTCCTTTTCATTATATGAATGAAATTGTTTGTTTGCTGTAATTATGATTTGTTCCAATTCTGTTTTACTTAATGAATCCAAGTATGTAATTCCCTTTGTTCTGAATTCTTCCATTAATTTTATAACGTCATTCGTATTCATCTCCGTCTTTACCTTCTTTGTCTTCTTTGTCTTCTTTTCTTGCATTTCTATATCATGTTCTCTAACTTCTTCTTTAATTGATTTAATAATTTCAGTATTATTTTTTTTGTCTTCTTTGGGAAGGCTAATATTCTTTTTTGTTTTGTTCTTAACTCCCTTTGGACGTCCACGTTTCTTTTTTGTTTCTGATTTCTTTTCTTCTTTGGGTTCTTCAATGGGCTCTTCTTCTTTAATAGGTTCTTCTTCTTTAATAGGTTCTTCCTCTTTAATAGGTTCTTCCTCTTCAATGGGTTCTTCTTCTTTAATAGGTTCTTCCTCTTCAATGGGCTCTTCTTCTTTAATAGGTTCTTCTTCTTTAATAGGTTCTTCTTCTTTAATAGGTTCTTCCTCTTCAATGGGTTCTTCCTCTTCAATGGGATCTTCCTCTTCAATGGGCTCTTCCTCTTTAATAGGTTCTTCTTCTTTAATAGGTTCTTCCTCTTTAATGGGATCTTCTTCTTTAATAGGTTCTTCTTCTTTAATAGGTTCTTCTTCTTCTTCAATGGGTTCTCTATTTTTGGTTTGTTTATCAAATTCAATTATTTTATCTATCAATTCATTTTTGTCCTTCATATGTTTTAAATTCGTTTTCTTTGGTTTTAATCCCATATATTCGGATAATAATGCACGTAATTCGTCAATCTTCATTTTTTTATATTTCATTTTTTCGCTTGGCAAAATTATCTTTTCCTTTCGTGTTTTATTTACATTGTTTACAGATTTTTGTTTTAATGTCTTATTGTCATCTTTCATAATAATCGCATTTATTTTAACAGGTGTGCCATCAGTTTTAATTACATCATTACCACTACGCCGTTCGTTGGGTTCTTTATAAATAATACCCAAAAAATCAAATATATCCTTTTCCGTTGTAAATGTTTGCAATAACTTTTCTTCTTTTGCCTTTCCCTTTTCTTTCTTATATAAACCGTGTTCGTTTAACGAGTATCCTTTTGTTAATGCGTATCCGCGCATAACCGTATTAAATTCTTTACTACCGGTAAAATATAGTATTGAGAACGCGTATTCGTCGTAAGTTGAATATAAGAAATCAACCCGACGAGCAATACTGTTTTCATCTAATTTGCAAATAACTAATGATTTTGTTGGACC